ATCCAAAAGGTTGGTTCTTTAAACAGCCGTTACAAGGTTTACAAAAACCCTTACATGACTGAGAACGTAATCTTAATGGGTTACAAAGGTGCTCAATTCCTTGAGTGTGGTGCTGTATTTGCTCCATATGTTCCATTGATCATGACTCCATTATTATACGATCCGAACACATTTACTCCACGTAAAGGTCTTATGACTCGTTACGCGAAGAAAATGATCCGTCCTGATTACTATGGTAAGATCTATGTTTCTGGTTTAAATACTCTTTAATCCTCAACATACCCCGCTATAATCTCAGTATTATAGCTCTGGTGCCTGACCCCGTAAGGTCAGGCACTTTTTTGCATATGTATATTCGAACTAAAACTGTTATATGAAAGAACCTAATCGCGAGAGAAAAAGTGAAATCAAGTCTATAAATGCTTTACAGTTAAATGAAGAGCAAAAAGAAGCAAAAAGGTTAATAGTAGAAAACCAAATAGTGGTTATAACGGGTAGAGCAGGTAGTGGTAAGTCATTAGTATGTGCTCAAGCTGCCTTAGATTTCCTTAAGAAAAAACAAATCAACTGTATTTACAATACACGAGCCGCTATTGAGGTTGGTAAGAGTTTAGGATTTTTACCTGGTGATATTAATGGTAAGTTTGATCCATACATGGAGGCACTAATCGAAAACTTAGCTAAATGTTGTTCAGATAAAAACGAAATACCTAAACTAATCGAAGATGGTAAGGTCAAAGCATTACCAGTTCAGTTTATTCGTGGTAAAACAATTGACGATATTCTGATAGTCGAGGAGGCACAAAACCTAACTAAAGGTGAGATGCTAGCTATATTGACACGCTTAGGTAAAAGCGGTAAAATTGTTATTAACGGCGACAATGAACAGACCGATATCAACTCCAAAACAGGCGAAATCAACGGCTTAAGCTACGTTATCGAATTATCTAAAAAGATTGAGGAAATCAAGTGGATTAAATTGAAAGAAAACCACCGTTCCGATTTAGTAGGTAAGATACTTGAGTACGAATATGGAAAGTAGCAACTAACCAATATTTATACGTGTTAATTACTACTCAAACAATAAGGAACTTATAACATGGCTAAAATTGCCCAAAACATTAAAAACCTATACGACGTATTCAACGGTGATTCAAACAGGTTTTTACCTATCATTGCTGGTAATACCCCATTTGGGTATTATGATAATGATACAGAATTTGTAAGAGATGCTAGACGTGTGTGTGGTTTTGTTGCCGTTCATTTGGGTGTTGGTGGATTAAAATTAACACCAATTAAGGCTGTTAGTGATATGACAGTACTTGCTGCATTTGAAGAAGCAGTTACTACATATGGTAACTTAGTTTACCAATATAAAATTAGAGATAACTATATTAATATGGAAGGTGGTGATACATTACCTTTCATGAATAATACTAATACATTTGTTCTTAGTACTGCAATTGGTTCTCCTGTAAGATGGTCTACAACTAGAAGAGCAACATGGAAAGAAATTGAATATGATATCGCCTACTCTCAATCAGTTGTAGATGGTGAGATTTATTGTATATCATCATCCGTGTCTGACTATATTGCTCCTGATTTTGATTATATTAAATCATTTGGTTTTTCATCTCCTTACTCTAGCTCATTATATGGCCGTTTAGACTTAAACCAGTATATAAATAACCAATTTAATAGAGTTGGTGGTCCTACTATTGTAACCCCTTTCTATAATGTTAATAGTGGATCTTATGATTTTAGTGCTTACACAGCAGCTGATAGTACATTCTCAATAACAGGTAGTAACACAGTTAAAATATTATTTAAAGTAACAGCATCCTCTGAAACAGATACTGCAACTACTTTCTACGTACCTACTGGTAGTACATCAGCAATTACAGCAAAAAATATTGCAGATAAAATAACTAATGTTTCTTTAGGTACTTTTGGTACAGCAGTAGCTGTAACAACTGGATCAACACCTACAATATTAGCATTTACTTCATCATTATCTCTTAATTACAATATTAATAATTATAAAGTAAATAATACCTCTATATTTTCAAATGTAACATCAGGTTCAAATTATGAAATAACAGAAGGTAATACTTATGTTTATTACTTCCCAACCACTCCTTTAATGCAAAGTGGATCAAATGTATTTGGCACTGGATCTATTCCAACAACATACATTCAATCAAACCTAAACCCAGCATTAAACGATAAAATAATAAGTAATAACTTCACTACTATAACATCAGTTATTGCTGACGGTTATGGTGCTGAAGCTGAAGTTGGTGGTGCATATGATGTAAAAAAAGGTTTATTAAAAGTAAAAGCTGGAGTTCAAGATTATGATTTAAATGCTTGGGCTGCTGCCTCTGCTTCATTAAGTGGAAGTGGAGATAGAATTGAAATTAGAAGAATATTTCATGAACAATCACCAGCAATTGCTCGTTATTTTGATCCATATGCTGGTACAGGTACTGGTATTCAATCATTACTTGAAACATTTGGATTTGGTCAATTCTCTCCTGGTATTAACTTCTTGTTAATGCCTATATCATTTGATGCAATGAAACTTCAAGCAATTGAATTAAATGACCAAATTAGAAAATCAGCTTATTCATTTGATTTAGTAAACAACCAGTTAAAAATATTCCCTATTCCTGATAAGGATATGAATTATTTCTTTGAATATATTAATATAAGTCAAAAGAATGAAATTGTTAGAGACAGCAGACCTAATATCGTTACTGATGTAATGAATGTTCCTTATAGAAATCCAATTTACATGAACATTAATACTGTTGGTAGATTATGGATTTTTAGATATACAGCAGCATTATGTAAAGCAATAGAAGGTGAAACAGTTGCAAAACTTGATTTTGGAGTTCAAAACCAACCTTATCCTAAAGGTAGTGAAATGTTATCAACTGCTAGAACAGAAATAGAAAATTTAATTAACGAATTGAAGGAAATGTTGAATGAAACATCTCGTAGAAACCAACTAGAAAGAAAACAACTAGAATCACAGTATCTACGTGACACATTACAACAAGTACCTTTACCAATTTATATATTGTAATGAGACTATCATTTTACCCTATATTACAGTATAACTTTGATGGAAAAGGAGAACTAGTACCAATAGGAGAGCAACCAACCTATGATGATGAAGTTGATCAACCTGATGGTGATTTAACCACAGGAGCCGATGATCCAGGTGATGATTTTAAACCACCAGCAACAGGCTCTCGACCAGCCAACGATCCAGCCCCAGGGGATGATATACCAACATTTTCAACGGTTCAATATTATAAAATTGATTTGTATAATACTAAATCAAATCTTTATGGTGAAGCAGTAGAAAAGTGGTATTACCCCCCATACATTTTAGATTGTAATGTTGAAAGAAGTGATATTATATTTACAGATACTGAATATGGAGTTGATGAAAATCAAACAATGACATTATATGTTAAACACATAGACCTCATTAACCTTGATATAACACCAGAAGTTGGAGATATATTTAAGGATGTAGGAAGGCATTTTGAAGTAACTGGAGTAAATAGAATAATGCAACCAGACCCAGCTCTAGGATTTCAAACAGATGGATCACCATTTTACATTGTAAACTATGTTATAACTGGATACTTAACAAGAACAAGTAAATTAAACTTAGTAAAATATAGCTCATAATGGGATTATTAGGTAAAATATTATTAAACGAAGGTATAACCATTTTTAAATGTGATATCCTTATTAAAACAGCTGCCGATCAAAATAAGGTAGAAATTTATAATGAGATTAGAGCATTAGAAGGTGTTGTTGTTGTTACTATTGAGCAAAGTGATTTTTTAAATAGAAAAGCAACTCCACAACACGAATATTCTTTACTAAAAATGAAATACATTGGTAGAGGTGATGCTAAAACATCAATTAAAGAAATTGGTATAAATGCTGTAACTAAAAACAGAGTACCTGGATTATTACAGTTCATTCCTCGTTATGATACAATTGTTAAAGTGGGATCATATTAAAAATAATAAATGAGAGATAGAAAACCTATACCTAAAAATCAATCTGAAGTTACACAAGCATCTTTAAACGATGCTTACCTTACTTCACAGGGTAGACCAGTTAGTGACTCTGTTGCTCAAAGACACGAGAATAGAGCATTACAAACGACCCGCAAAACTGATAAGGTAAAGGATATTTCTATTGGGTTAGAAGATATTGATTATGCAATCAAATATTATTTTGATACTATTATTAAACCAACAGTAGTACAAGATGGACAAAGAATAGATGTTCCTGTTAGATATGCTTCTCCTGAACGCTGGAAATCAGTACAACAAGACGGGTATTATAGAGATACTAATGGTAAATTAGTATTACCTGTTATCATGTACAAAAGAGACGGTGTTGAAAAAAATCGTAAACTAGGTAATAAAATAGATGGTAACTTAGCATCACTATTTCAAGTATTTGAAACTAGATATAATCAAAGAAATCAATATGATAAATTTTCTATTTTAAATAATAGAATACCATCAAAACAATATTATGTTTCAGTTGTACCTGACTATGTAACTATTACTTATAGCGTTTCTATATTTACAAACTACGTAGAACAAAATAATAAAATTATTGAAGCGATAGAATTTGCTTCTGACTCATATTGGGGGCAAGAAAATAGATGGCATTTTAGAACAATGCTAGATAGTTTCTCTACTACAAATATTATAAACAGCGGTGAAGATAAAGCAGCAGTAACTACTGTTACTTTAAAAGTAAATGGTTACCTAATAGCTGATAGTGTTAATAAACATTTAGCTGATACAGGAATGCATTACTCACCAGCACAAATTGTATTTGGTCTAGAAACCACTCCAGACATAAATGGTGTTACTCCTAAAACTCAAATTCCTGAAAGTAATAGTGCTAGATCAACTTCGTTTATTGGCGATGGAGTTAGTATAAGAAATACTATCGTTACGGGTGCTGCTCTTGCTGATTTAACATATCTTAACACTAATAAAGCATTGTTAGCCACATCAATAACAGCCCCAGATACTATTAATATTGCTGGAGCTAGTATATTACAGCCAGATGCTTCTTCATCATTACCAACTACTACAATAAATAATTTTATCATTTATGCAAACGGAGTATTAATACCTTCTAGTTTAGCGACACTTGTTCCTTATAGTGGTGGTGTATCAATTCAAATCAATATATCAGCATTAGGATATCCATTACAGTCTAATTATCAAATAATAGTAATAGGTAAATTTCAATAAAAATGGTAAGTAATAATGTATTAAATTTTACAGGTTTTTTTGATGCTGATATGCTTTCTTATGTAAATGCAAATATAACTAAGACAGCAGATATTGTAGCAGCACCAAACAAAGCTATTTTTACTGGTGCTAGTATACTTTTAGCACCATCCATTTTACCACCAACATCTATTAATAATTTTAATTTTTTTATTAACACTCAACATATTCCTTCATCCCAAGTTACATTAGAATCTTATACAGATCGTATAGAAATTACATTTGATACAGATCAAGTAGGTTTCACATTATTGCCTGGCGATGAAGTAATAGCAATTGGTAAATTTCAATAACAATGGCATTAATTAGACTAGAACAAATATTATTACCTTTGCGTTATGATAGCGGAAGTGGTGTAATATCACTTGCTGCTGATAGCGCAAAGTCCGCTAGCTTCACTGAACTTAGAATAAGTGGTTCTGTTGTATCTTCAGGATCAGTTTATATTGTACAATCAGGTTCACTAGAAGGAAATCCAGTGGACGGAGGGTCATTCTAGGTCATATTTATATGCGGCTTATATAAGTCGTAGAATCCCGGTATATACCATTAAATAGGATCCATAGATATGGCAGTAAACATTAAATTAAAACGCAGTGCCGTTCCCGGCCAAGTCCCTACCACCTCTCAATTAGAGTTAGGTGAATTAGCTCTTAACACCCGTGATGGTAAAGCTTTCTTTAAACGAGATGATGGAACAACACAATCTATTATAGAACTAGCTTCCACTAGTGGATCATCAGTTGCTTCAGCATCTTATGCTTTATATGCCGCTAATGCGGGTTCTGCTTCTAATGCTGCAAATGCCATATCTGCTTCATATGCTTTAACAGCATCCTATGCTTTTAATTCTACAAGTGCTTCATATTCTCTTATAGCTACAAGCGCCTCAAATGCTGCAACAGCATCATCAGCTGATAATTTTTTAGTAAGAGGTACGTTAACAGCACAAACTATTGTTGCTCAATATATTACCTCTTCAACGAGTTTCATTACTGGTTCTACTAAGTTTGGAACCTTATCTTCAAACACCCATCAATTTACTGGTAGTGTTAGTGTTAGTGGCTCATTAGAAGTAAATAATTCTAATGTAATATTAGAAAACCAAACATCATCAATGTATGTTGGTACAGCATCTCTAGCTATCCAAGCTATTCAATCAAACTTAGCTAATACGGCATCACATGCTATATTTGCTGAATCTGCATCTCAAGCATTAACAGCATCATATGCTGGTAATTATACATTATTATCTACCTTCAACAGCTTTTCCCAATCATACAATACAGGATCTTTTACAGGTTCATTTACAGGTTCATTATTTGGAACTGCTTCACACACTTTATTTGCTGAATTTACTCCATATGCATTAACAGCATCATATGCTTCAACGGCTAGTTATGTAAAAAATGCTCAAAGTGCTTCTCATGCTGGTGATTATACATTAACTAGTTCATTTCAAAGCTTTACACAATCTTATTATGCTGACAGTGCTTCTGTTAGTACAAGAGTATCAAGTTTAGAAGCATTTAGCTCTAGTTTAGATGCAACTTTTGCAACAGATGCTCAACTAAATTTTTCATCCTCTGTATTAAGCGGATCAATAGCAGCATTAAGCTCTAGTTACTTAGCTGATAGTGCTTCATTCAATACTCGTATTAATAATAATAGTTCAAGTATTGTTTTATTAAGTGGTAGTTATTTAGCTTCCTCTGCATCTTTTGATACAAGAATACTTAACAATAATAGTTCTATTACTTTATTATCAAGTAGTTTCTTAAACACTAGTTCTTCATTAAATACAAGAGTTAGTAATTTAGAAACATTTAGTTCTAGTTTAGATGCAACGTTTGCTACTGACGCTCAATTAAACTTCTCTTCTTCTGTACTGAGTGGTTCAATAGCATCATTAAGTGCTAGTTTCTTAAGTGTTAGTGCTTCAAACTCAACAAGAATATCCAACCTAGAAACATTTAGCTCTAGCTTAGATACAATATTTGCTACTGATGCTGATTTAAATGCTTTAAGTGCTAGCTTTAAAAGTTATACTAGTTCAATAAACAGTTGGACTGGTTCATCAACATCACAATTTGGAGGTACAGCATCATATGCTATTAATGCTACAAGTGCTTCATATGCTGCAACAGCATCATCAGCTGATGATTTCTTAGTAAGAGGAACATTAACTGCACAAACAATTATTGCCCAAACTATTACTTCATCCGTTAGTTTCATAACAGGATCAACTAAATTTGGTACATTACTCGCAAATATCCACCAGTTTACTGGTTCAGTAAATGTAACAGGATCCTTATCTGTAAATGGTGTTGATTATATAAACTTATCCTCTTCATTTGATACAAGAATATTAAATAATAGTAGTTCTATTGCTTTACTAAGCGGAAGCTACTTGGATTCTTCTTCATCATTCGATACTCGTATACTTAATAATAGTAGCAGTATTGGTCTTTTAAGTAGTAGTTATTTAGCCTCTTCTGCATCGTTTGACACTCGTATTTTAAACAATAGTTCAAGTATTGCTTTACTAAGTGGAAGCTACTTAGCTTCTTCAGCTTCATTTGATACTCGCATTTTAGCTAACAGTTCAAGCATTGCTTCATTAAGCAGTAGTTATTTAGCTTCAAGTGCATCATTTGATACTAGAATATCAAACAATAACTCTAATATTATTTTACTATCAGGTAGCTTTTTAAGTGTTAGTGCTTCTAATTCAACAAGAATATCTAATCTAGAATCATTTAGTTCTAGCTTAGATGCAACATACGCAACAGATGCTCAATTAAATGCAGCTACAGCTTCATTAAGTGGCTCAATATCTGCTTTATCATCTTCATTCTTATCATTTAGCAGTTCATTCTCTACAGGCTCCTTTACAGGTTCGTTTAATGGTACCTTTAGTGGTTCATTAAATAATTTACAAGGTACAGCTAGACACATTCCGTTCTTTAGTTCATCTCAAGTATTGGATGATAGTTCAATATATCAAGTTGGTACTGAAAGCGTTGCTATTAACCAAAATGCTGTTACAACAGCTGCTCCTGAAGCACTATATGTTTGGCAACCAAGTACATCTTCATTTAATGTAATTAGTGGTAAAGGTAATTTAGATAACTACTTACAATTAAATATTCAGAATACCAACCAAGGACCTACAGCATCTTCTGACATCGTAGCTACAGCAAATAATGGTAATGAAACTACCAACTATATTGATATGGGTATCAACAGTGAAAACTTTAGTGGTTTTCTTGGTGGACCTAATGATGCTTACATTTATTCTACAGGTAACGAATTTCATATTGGTAATGCTACTGCAGGTAAACACTTAGGTTTCTTTGTTGGTGGTGGTAATGTAGATACTGATAATAAATTTGCTTTATATCCTACTAACCAACACCAGATGACTGGTTCGTTGGATGTAAGCGGTAGTGTTAAAGCATTTAATTTTACAGGAAGTTTATTAGGTAATGTTACTGGTTCTTTATTTGGAACTGCTAGCTGGGCTTTAAATTCAATAACAGCATCTTATGCTAATGTTGCTACAAGTGCATCATATGCTTTTAATGCTACAAGTGCTTCATTTGCATCAAGTGGTAATGGTACTTTTAGTGGATCATTTAGTGGTTCATTTTCTGGTAATGGTGGCGGATTAACAAACATACCTGCTTCAGGTATTATTGGATTAAATTTATCTCAAATTGCCTCTGGTAGTGTAACTGCTTCTGTAGATCCTAATGGATTTAAAGTAAATAGCAATGCTACTATTTCAGGCTCAACTCAAATAACTGGATCTTTAGGTGTAACCGGATCTGTTTCTATAACAGGAAGTGGTACAGTATTGTCTGCTAACATAGATACAATTGTATTTACTGGTTCATTTGCACAATCAGGATCTGTAGTTGTAAATGGTAATATTACTTCTACTGGTACCATTACAGCTCAACAATTAAATGTCCAAACTATAACATCATCTGTTAGTTTTATAACAGGATCATCTAAGTTTGGATCAATAATTTCAAATACACATCAGTTTACTGGTAGTATTTTAGTTAGTGGATCTTTAGCTGTTAATGATTCTAATGTTATTTTAACAAACCAGACATCATCAATGTCTGTATTAAGTTCTTCGTTTGCATCAACTGCTTCATTTGCAGCTTTAGCTCAAACAGCATCGTTTGTTCAAAACGCTCAAACAGCATCATATGTTTTAAATGCTCAAACAGCTTCATATGTAGCAAATGCTCAAACTGCCTCTTATGTATTGAATGCTGTAAGTGCTTCTTATGCATTAAATGCAGATTTATTTGATGGTAAAGACAGTACTACATTTGCAACTACAGGTTCAAATACATTTATAGGCACTCAAACAGTAACTGGAAGTCTATTAACCTCAGGTTCAAATACATTAATAGGAAATACTATTTTAAATGGTACTATTGGAATTACAGGTAATTCTACTTTAACCGGCTCATTCTTAGTATCTGGTTCTACTACTCAAATTGGTAATAATACTCTAACGGGTAATACTTCATTATCAGGTAGTATTACTATATCTGGTTCTTTAGGAACAACTACTCCATCTGTTAAAATATACGGTGATACACAACATAGTGGATATATTCGTTTTGACCCTGTATCAACAAATATTGACACTTCAATATCAGCCTCTTACATTTATGTTTCTGGCTCTACAAATGACTTATATTTCTCTCAAAATGGTAAAGGGTATTCTAATACAACTCGCTTACGTTGGTTAGAAGGTAACTTATATACTGGTCTGTTAAATGGAGGTTTAATTACAGTTACTACTGGATCAACTACATTTAATTTAAGTTCAGGTAGTGGTATTATTGTAGATTTAGGAGCTTCTCTAAATGATAATCCTTATCCAACAATTAAGTATGTAAACTGGGATAATTTTACAAATCAACCTTTAACTTATTTAACTTCATCTATTCAAACATTTATTGGTATAGATGATAATGGAAGTTTATTCCAACAAAATACAGCATTTAATGATGGTCAATACAATACTTTAATTACTATTGGTACTGTATTACACCAAAATAAATCTACTGTTAATGCTAGTATTACTTATCCAAATGTGGCTTATGGTTATAAGCAAAGATCTTATGATTTTCTAAAAGCATTTGGACCATTAAAACTATCAGGGTTAACTATTAATACTAGTAGTTCTTTAGGATTAACAGTAGGAAGTGGTACAGCATTTTCTGATGGTAGAAACTATCAAGTAGATCCAAATAACCCATCTTACATTACTGATCCAGGAACTTCAGTTTCTAAAATCTTTAGATATTGGCAGAGTGGATCTGAATTTGTACAAGATACAAATGCTGGTACTGGTTACACTACTATTGATCCTACTCAATATAATAATGGTACAGCTTTAGTATCTGTATCCCCATCAACACCTTGGACTAACCAAAGAGTATTCTGGTATCCAAACAGTGCTACTAAAGGTATTGTTGTTTACTACGGTAAAGGCCAATATGCTTCAAGCACAGAAGCCCTTGCAAACTTAACTACAGAAACTTTCTTAGAAGTTGAAAATACTAAACAAAATGCTGTTTATTTAGGTTCAATTACTATTAGATATAATGGAGTGTTTACAACACCAACAGATTATATTATTTCCCCAGCAGGTATCTTTAGAAGTATTGGTGGTAGTGGAGGTGGAGGTAGTGTAGTAACTACTCGTTTAGTAGATTTATCTGATGTATCAGCACTAAGTGCTGCAAGCGGTCAAGCATTAGTTTATGATTCTACTACTAGCAAGTGGGAAAACAAATCATTTATTAGTGCTTCTATTAGTGGAAATGCTGCAACAGCTACAACAGCATCATTTGCAGTTACAGCATCATATGTTAGTCCTTTTACAGAAATTATCAGTTCATCATTTGCTACAACAGCATCATATGCCTCAACTGTTGATTACAATAATACTGTAATAACATCATCATTTGCGATTACAGCTTCTTATGTTAGCCCTGAAACTGAAATTTATACGTCATCATTTGCGATTACGGCTTCATATGTTAGTCCTAATACTCAAATTTTTACATCATCATTTGCGATTACAGCTTCATATGCTTCAACTGTTGATTATAATAATACTGTAGCAACAGCATCGTTTGCTTCAACAGCATCCTATGTAAGTCCATTCACAGAAATTTATACATCTTCGTTTGCAGTTACAGCATCGTATGTAAGTCCATTCACAGAAATTTATACATCTTCGTTTGCAGTTACAGCATCGTATGCCTCAACTGTTGACTATAATAATACTGTAGCAACGGCATCATTTGCTACAACAGCATCATATGTTAGTCCTAATACTCAAATTTTTACATCATCATTTGCGATTACAGCTTCATATGCTTCAACTGTTGGTTTTAACAATACTGTAATATCATCATCAAACGCTATAACAGCTTCATACGCTGTTGGTGCTACAACAGCATCTTATGCTTTAACATCATCAAATATAGAAGGTGGAGCTGCAAATTATCTTCCTTTATGGCTCAGCAATACAAGATTAACTAGCAGTATTGCATACCAAAATGCTACTGGAATTGGTATTAATGATATTTCTCCAACACATAAATTACAAGTAAGTGGAGATGCGTTTGTATATAACAGCAACAGTACTTTAAACTCAACTAAATATGCTTTCTTACCTGCTCTTAATGTTACAACAACAGGTACTGAAACAAACCAATGGGCAAATGTTAGTACTTATGGTTCACTAGGATTTTCAGCAACATCATCAACATTTACTCCATTAGACAAATCATTTTTAAGTGCATTTCTTGGTAATGTTATTAAGAGTGGAGCTGGAAGTGTTTCTGGTAAAATGTCTTCATACGCTGCTGCCTCTAATTTCTCAGGTACTGGTAATGTAACAACAGTAGCAGGCTTTAGAGCTTATGCTCCTCTTCAATCATTTGCTCAACCAACATTTACTGGTACTGTAACAAACTATATTGGTTTATTAGTAGATGATATTAATGGAACTACAGATATTGGTTCTCAAATCACTAATAGATATGGTATTTACCAATCAGGTTCTCTAGATAAAAACTACTTTGCAGGAGCAACAACATTCGATGGTGGAATTACAGGATCTTTACTTGGAACTGCAACAACAGCTTCGTATGTTCTAAATGCTGTTTCTGCTTCAAACGCTGCAACTGCATCATATTCACAAAACTTAACAGTAGGAAGTACATTAGTTATTGATCAAACATTAACTGATTATGCTACAGTAGCATCATCAATTGCTGGATCAAATAATGTGTTTACTCAAAATACAGGCTCTTATACATCAGCATTCTTTAAATACACTGTATCAAACAGTGGAAATACAAGAGCGGGTGAAGTAATAGCAACTTGGAATGGTACTACAACAGAATTTACTGATTTCTCAACAGTAGATATAGGCAATACTACAGCAGTAACTGCCTCAATATCAATAGTATCAGGACAAGTACAATTCAACGTTCAAACTAACAGTTCAGGATGGAGAATTAAATCATTAGCAACATTCATGTAATAAAAATAAAAATTATGTATATAGTACAAATGCAATTCATTCCAGGAAATGATCAAATTTGGGTAGAAAAATTAAACCCAAATGACCCTGTTTATCAGTATGATAATGAAGCTGAAGCGCAAGCAAAGGCAACTGAATTACAAAATGCAGATGAAACTGGTAGAAAATATCGTGTTACTCAATTAAACTAATTAATTAAGTTATGGCTCAAAGATATGGCCCTGTTTATACCAGTGTATCTCAAATCACTGGACCCTCAGGATGGTATAATATAAGAATAAATGGGGATAATGTTCCTGTTTATGTAGACCAAAGTTATAGTGGTGGGGGATGGGTATGTGTTTTAGCTAATAATAATAGTACTGGAGGTATGAACAACCTAACCTATAATGATGCTGTAAATGCAGTTAATTATAGGTATAGTGGTACTGCTGTTTCTTCTCTTCCAATAAGTAATCTTGGAAGTTTAACAAATTTAAATGTGTGGGTTGGATTAAAATATTGGCCTTATTTATCTGGAAGATTAACTTCTAATAAAATGACAATAGTACAATTTGTATCATCAACTAAAGGTACTGCTTTAAGTAATACCGGAGCTCACACAAAAAGATATAGATGGTCATCCAGTTATTTTAATGGATCTTATGCCTTCAACAGTGTTGCTGCTATAAGTGATGAAACAGGAACTGGATCTCCAGGAATGTATAATTACCATGCTGCAAACGGTTTTAGTTTAACAACATACGATTTAGATCAAGATCAAAATAGCGGAAATTGTGCCACTTACTATAATAATAATCCTTGGTGGTATGGATCATGTTGGTCAGGAAACTATTTTGCTGGTGGGGGGTATGCTGACTATCCATATTGGGATAGTTCCGGAGGGGATTACCACAATTTTGGGGCTGTTTATATAAAATAAAAAACAAATTTATGCCAGGAAATACTCAAATAAAACCAATGAAGTTAACATTTTCTAGAAATGGAGATACATGGGATAAAATTATAACTGATATAGAAGGAAATATAATATTTGAACAAAGAGGATTAATTCTTTTAGAAGAACATATTACTGAAGAATATTTTAATAATTGGGAAAATCAAATGAAAGGATTACCTATTTTTAACATTACTGAAACCGAAAGATTTATATAATTATGTCATTTTCATCAGGCCCAAATACAATTAATGATTCTTCAATAGTTCTTCATGTTGATGGTGCCGACATCAATTCATATAAGGGTCAACCCGGTACTAATATAACAACAGGAAATAATTTACGTTGGACTGGAGATAATACTTCTATTTATAGTAATGGTAAATTATTTAAAAGTTTTGGGTATAGTGAAAGAGCTTATATTCCCACAATAGGAAATGTATCTGTAAACTCAATGATTATATACAATGTATATAGTGGGTATGGAACTGATGGAAACTTTAACTGCTGCCCTTCACTTTTTGGTTATGGAGACGGCCGCACTGTTTCCCCAAATACAACATACTCTTACCAAATAATATACAGATGTGATTCAGGATATACCCACCCAAACTATATGTATCATTATGAATATACAAGTGGGGGAAGTTATCTTACAGAATATGGAGTACATGATAATAGTTTAAGAACGTATTTAGGAGAGGGATGGTATCATGCCTGGAATACCTTTGTAACTAATGCCTCTGCTGGATATATCAACACTGGACTATGGTATTATAACTACAACACAACTGATAAAGTATCAGTAGCTGCTATTAGTATTGCTGCCGGGTCAACAATAAGACCACCTCAACAATTAATAAGTTCTAATACAACTAGAAGTAATACTGAAGGTTTATTAGATATAAGTGGTAGGGGAAATAGTGTAAGTTTATCAAATGTATCCTTTGATTCAAATGGTCAAGTAACATTTGATGGAACTGATGATTATATAAGTATAGATAATTCATCTGCATTGCAAGTTGGAGATGTATTTACTATAAGTGCTTGGGTTTATCCAACTAACTTAAACTCTAGACAAGGAGTCTTTACTACAAGAAGAAATAATACAACAGGTTGTTGGCAAATTGAAGTTGGAACCGCTAGTGGAGGAATAAATAGAGTTGCTGTAACTGGAATTGGAACCTGGATTTTTGAAACACCAGATAATGTAATAAGCCCAAATACTTGGACTAATATATGTTTTGTAAAAACTAGTAATGCAATACAAGGAGGAATACTTTATGTAAACGGAGTTGCAATTACTCCACAAGTTACAACAGCATATAACATAGCAAATAATTCAGATCCTAAAGTTATAGGGGCCGGAACCTCTCTAGGCTCACCATTCCCAGGAAGAATAGCAAATGTAGTTTTATATAACCGAGTTTTAACACCAACAGAAGTAGCAAATAACTATATAGAATATAGAGGGCGTTTTGGTGCACCTATTTACACTTATAGTGAAGGAAATAATGCTTCTTCATATGTGAGTAATTGGAATAATTCTACAACATATACAATGGCTGACTTTGGTGGAATACCGAATGTAAATGCTCATGGTTTTTCTTCTGGTCCTGTTACATTTACATTAACCTTAAATAATTTACCTCCTCATACAAGAATTAGATACAAAGTACTTTGGCATTTAGTTGACTCATTAGATAATGAAACTAACCAATTATTTATAATGAATTCAAGTGGTGGAGAAACAGAAATATTAAGATTTACTAAACAATACAATCTAGTACCTAATATTAGTGTAGCAGCATCCCCCGGTACTTATACATGGGCAGGAGCTAAATCATATACTTATAGACCATGGGCTGGTGGTGCTTATGGACAAGATGGGTATATTATAGTAGACAGTGGGTTAGTTAATCATACATCAACTACATTTACTGCTCGTCATGTGATGGGAGCTGATCAAGCTCAAGCAGATGAAGCAGAATATCTATCACATGTATTAGTAGAATTATATAATTAATTTATTATAATGGCAATAGGAACAGGATATAGTAAAGTAACAACAAATGGATTAATATTTGCCTACGATACAGGCGATATAGTTAATGGTTATAAAGGAGAACCAACCACAAATTTACTACCAAGTGCACCAACAAACGCACTACCAACTTATGGAAATGGTTGGGGAACCTACAATACAAATCAATATTGTGGAAATAACGGATGTGCTGTTTATTGGACTATTCCATCAATTGCTAGTGTTTCTAATAACATCGTTACTACAACATCTGCTCACCAAATAAGAACTTATGATGTTATTAACCCCGAAACAACAGGAGGTGGTGTAACAGCGGGTACACAATATTTTGCAAAGAAAATATCTGATACACAGTTTTCTTTACATGCTTATAACGGATCACAAGATGGATCTCAAGGATATACTAACCTATCTACAGGACTTCCAGTAGTGTGGGATAGTGTAGCAAATGATACAAGAATATCAGTTAATGCTTCTAGTTTCCCTACTAAATGGTTTGGAAATCCACACCAACCAAATTCAGGTTTAGTAAAAGAAATTATACCTAATGGGTATACTGATTTTAATACTGGGCAAAAAACAGATTGCATAAGATTAAAATGGATTAGACCTGATGGAGTAACAGATGGAATGGCATATGGTGTAGACCCTTTTGTAACAATTGGATCCCCAGTAACTGTTTCTTTTTATGCTAGAGCAGTTACACCAAGTGCAGTAGGTCAATCTATAAGTTATCAAAACTATAACTATGGGGGGCCTGGAGGAGCAAGTGGATTTAGTTTTGGTGTTAGTTGGGGAGCTGTAGGAGAATGGGTTAGAAATAGTTATACAATCACACCAACCCATAATTATTTAATTTCATATTGGTTCCCAAGTACTGGAAATATGATGGTTGATATAGCAAATATCCAAATAGAACAAAAACCCCGTATTACTCCATTTACAACAGGAACACGTTCTAATACCCAATCTTTATATAATTTAAATAATAATACTGGTTTAGATTTATCAGAAGTATCTTATAATTCAAGTGCTCAAATAACCTTCGATGGATCAAATGATTTCATACCTTTAGATCCAAGCATTTTCCCTTCATCTCTGGTAACAATTGAATTTATTATTAATAATACAGCATCTGGAAATAATACATCAATAATTTCTGGAGGTGCTGGAGGTAATCAAGATTTAAATATTCATTTGCCTTGGGGTGATACAAATGTTTATTGGGATTATGGAAGACCATTTAATAGAATAAACAAAGCTACCACAAGTGCTGAACGTTTAGGTACCCATCATTGGGCGTTTACTAAAAACTCATCCACAGGAATAATGAATATATATTTAGATGGAAATTTATGGCATACTGGAGGTGGACTAACATCAACTTTACCTTCAATGTCAGTAGCAGCTATAGGTAGATACAATATTGGTAATGGTGGGTTATATTACTACTCAGGAACAGCACCTGTAGCTAAAATATATAACCGTGAATTATCAGCAGGGGAAATACGCGATAATTACAACCATTACAAAACACGTTTTAATTTATCATAATATGGAAACACAATTCCCAAATAGACGTTGGTTAGTAATACCAACCACATTAACAGGATCGATTGATTTTAATCAAGTATTAGAACATTCAACAGGATCTTTACGCCTAAGTATAGATGGTACTCAAACCTTCGTTAAATACGAAGTAGCAGAAGTAACAGAAAGCTACACTATTAACTTCATGAATGCCGAAACAAATGAATCGGGAAGCTATACAGTAGAAGCTGGCGTATATGGCCGCCCATCAATATATTCACCAGAATATCCTGAATATAATCATGAAGAGATATTAGCTTTATTATCAACTGAAGCATGGACTATCCCAATAGATACCATGATCCCATAATATTTATACTAAACCCCCACCTTAGGGAAAGTGATCTAAGGACGTAATATGGCAAATGAATTTGTAGCTCGCAATGGCCTCATTGCACTTGATAATTCCACTGTAAGTGGCTCTTTAAATGTACTTAATAGTATTACTGGTTCTAACGCTTTATTCACTGGTACTATTACTGCTCAAACATTATTAGTCCAAGAAATTACTTCCTCAAGAGATTTTGTAACTGGATCTACCAAATTTGGTACTATCCTAGCAAATACACATCAATTTACTGGTTCAGTAAGTATAAGCGGAAATCTTGCTATACCAACACTATCAACAGGCTCAACAGAAACTAATATATTAGTGGCTGACGCTAGTGGTAATCTTAGATATAGATCAAACTTAAGCTTACAAGGCGCTACAGGTACACAGGGTACAACAGGGGCCCAAGGCGAAACAGGCGCTCAAGGTGCAACAGGAGCACAAGGCACTACAGGTGCTCAAGGTGCAGTTGGTCCTCAAGGTGCAACAGGAGCACAAGGTACTACGGGTGCACAAGGCGCTACTGGCGCTCAAGGCACAACAGGTGCTCAAGGTGCAGTAGGTGCTCAAGGCGCTCAAGGTGCAGTTGGTGCTCAAGGCGCCCAAGGTGCAGTTGGTGCTCAAGGTGCAACTGGCGCTCAAGGTGCAGTTGGTGCTCAAGGCGCCCAAGGAGCAGTGGGTGCTCAAGGCGCCCAAGGCGCTGTAGGTGCCCAAGGAACAACAGGAGCTCAAGGCGCTGTAGGTGCCCAAGGTACTACAGGAGTACAAGGTGCAACTGGCGCTCAAGGCGCTACTGGCACTCAAGGTACTGCTGGTACAAACGGTACTCAAGGTGCAACTGGCGCTCAAGGCGCTACTGGTGCTCAAGGCGCTACTGGCACTCAAGGTACTGCTGGTACAAACGGTACTCAAGGTGCAACGGGAGCTCAAGGTGCAACCGGCGCTCAAGGTACAACAGGTGCTCAAGGTACTGCTGGTACAAACGGTACTCAAGGCGCAACTGGCGCTCAAGGTAGTACTGGTGCTCAAGGTAGTACTGGTGCTCAAGGTAGCACAGGTGCTCAAGGAGCAACTGGAGCAAGCGCAGGTATTACTTCATATACAAACGTAGCAGATAATAGAGTAATAACATCTGTTAACTCATCTACTATTAATGCTGAAGCAAATTTAACATTTGACGGATCTACTTTAACAGTATCTGGTAATACAGCAAATAAAGTATCTATTATAGGTTCAGGAAGTGCAGCAAACTACACTATATTTTCAGTAGATGGAGCAAATGGTCGTTTACTTGAAGTAACAGATGATCTATCTGACTCATTATTTTCAGTAAATACAATTGCCGGTTTACCTGTAATTGAAGCCTTTGCAAATAATACAGTTAGAATGGGCCAGTATGGCCAACAAGCATTATTTGTAGCATCAGCCTCAGTTGGTATGGGTAATGAAGCCCCAGCCTACAAGCTTGATGTTACAGGTACTATTCGTGCCTCAGCAGACGTTATTGCCTTTTCAGATGCTCGTGTTAAAACCGATGTTATTACAATAGAAAATGCATTAGATAAAGTAAAAGCATTACGTGGTGTAACATACATTCGTGTAGATACAGAAGATAAGTCTCGTAAAATGGGTGTTATTGCTCAAGAAACTGAAAGAGTATTACCTGAAGTGGTACAACAAGATGATAGTGGTAGATATAGTGTTGCATATGGTAACATAGTTGGTGTATTAATTGAAGCAATAAAAGAACAACAATTACAAATTGAAGAATTAAAAACATTATTAAATAAATAAGTTATGGGATTTATAATCAAACAACCTATTGAGACTAATCAAGGGTTGTTAACAGAAGCGTATGCTAGGATTGAAATGTATAGAGTAGATATGTTCTACGGTTTATTACATGCTACTGTAGCTATGTATCCTAGTAGACAAATTGCAAAAGATACTTTTCCTGTATATTTTGGAGAAGTTAATATTCATCCTTCTCAAATTGTAGGAGTAAGTATAGTGTATAATGGAGAAGAAATAGAGTATCCAACCTATTTTGAACTTCCTATGGTAGATCCTGTTGAAGTTGAAATACCTATACATGAAGATGTTGTTGAAAGTAAAACAAGTACATACTATGATTTTGATGATAATGGAGAAATTGTAGAAAAAACAAGAGAAGAAGAAACAAAAACAACAATCCAAACAGGAACACAAAGTATAACTAAACAAAAAATAAACATAAATAAAGAAAATGTTTATTCTTTTGCTTATGAAGAAGTTAAAAAAGAATTTGGTAAGATATTTGGTGAAGAAAATATAATAGACGAATAATGGGTATAAGTACACAAGGCTCTACTAACGTTTCTCTCAACACAGCTGCTACATATGTTGGGGCTTCGCCAAAGTCTATGCGTACTGTTGGAGGTAAAACTTTCCCTAGATATGATACCTCAAGTGCTTCTATGGATACAATGCTTAGAAGTACAAGTCTATTTCAGGTCATTGTTTATAGTAGCAATACATCACAAGGAACAGTAAGTATTACTTACCCATTCAGTGTAAGTGGTGATGGCGCTGGGTCTAATCATTTTGTAATTTCTAAAGTATATTCTTACATTACTATTGTAGCAACATCAATCTATCCTTACTATTTCAGACGTTGGGCTACAACATCTGGAGGTACATCCCCAATTTTAACAGGCGGTACAACATCAGGTGCTAACCAACCTTATGGTACTGCAGCATCACCAATTGTTTATTCATATAACTTCAATACTACAGACGCGGCTAGCTACACCACAATTTATGCAGTATTCTCATAATATTTATTGCAAAATAAGTTATGAATGTTATATGGTGTGCCGAACATATCCAGTTTTATTCTAATCTAGAAAAAGCATTTTTGTATACTTCCATCCTAACATGGAAGCATTTTTATCCTCAACACACCACTAATTTATATTGTGATAGTCATAGTGAATCCATTATTAAAAATATGGGTATTATTGATCTATGGGACAACATTAATACAGAAGTATTAAATAAAAAGCAATATACTTTTAATGAAAATGCATTTTGGGCTTCATCAAAACTAAAAGTTATAAATGAACTTACAGCTCCATTTATTGTAGTAGATTTAGATTTATTTATCAAACAAAAATTTATACCAGAAGATTATTGGCAGCAAGATATTGTTGGTAACTTTATGGAAGTAACTTCTCATCATTATCCGGAACCATATAAAATTAGAAAATACATGGACCTACCTGAATATGATTGGGATGATAAAGCCATTAACGTTGCATTTTTATATATTAATAATGAAAAATTAAGGGCGGAATATGCTCAAACTGCCTTAGAGTGGATGAATACTATGACAGAAAAAGGAGGCGATATTAACGGCCTTAATATGGTTTTTTGTGAACAAAAATTATTATGGCAATTAGTAAAACAACATAAATTAAACCATAAATTTTTATTTAATGAAACATTAGTATGTTGGAAAGATGAATGGATTGAGAATAATTTAGGTATATTCAATAACAAAGATCAATATAACTATGCTGTTCATTTTGGTCCTGGTAAAAGAACAACATTTGATAAAAGCAATCCACATTGGGAATTGTGCACTCAAAATATATTAGAAACATTTTTTAAATATTTTCCTCATTTAAGTATAAACGTATTAAATCTATTAGAAAAAGGCCATGTTTAATAAAAAATATATAAAATCCCACTTAACCAACAACGCAACCACACCAGTACCTTACAGATGGACACACGGTGCTACTGATCTTCATTTAGGAGACGGATTAATAGTTTACTCTATTATACAACATATGAGAGCTAAAAACTGTGTTTGTATCGGATCAGGAGGGGGATACATTCCTAGATTGATGACTCAAGCTAGAAGAGATCTATATGATCAAGGTATATTTGAAGGAAACAATGAATATAATTGGGGAGATATAGGAGCAACTTATGTAGTTGATGCTTGTAATGGAATAGGAGGACCAACTGATTTAGAAAATGAACAATCTTTCTATAGAACTAACTTCTACCCTCGACTTATTAAATCAACCTCAGAAAAAGCATACTACGACTTTTTTGTACTACAAGATATTAAAATAGATGTTTTGTTTATTGATGGTGATCATTCATATGAAGGTGTTAAGTTAGATTTTGAATTATATTCTAAAATATTATCACCTAGAGGTATTATATTGATACATGATACTGATGGTGAATATGAAGAATCATTAATTGTTTCAGAAGACTCTAAAAAAGATCATCATCGTTTTGATGGTCCTTCCCGTTTAGTTAAAGAACTTCAACAAAGTTCTGAGTGGAATTTGGTAAATCTATTTAATTTTCGTATATTGAGTGATAAACCATCATCAAGTGGTATAACTATAATTAATAGGAAATGATAAGATTAGTTACAGTAACAGGTTCTCGCACCAATACACTTTGGCACATGCTAAGCTACTATAAAGATAGAGTTGATGAAATTTATGTAGTAGTGTATGAATGGGATGGATTTAGTACATATGATGATGTGTTAGCTATTACAAAACAATTTCCAAACGTTCGTATTGTAGATAGAGTAGTAGCAGAGAAATATAATTGGGAAGTAGTTACTGCTTTATATAATAAAACAAAAATGTTACACCCTAATGATTGGTGGGTTGTAGCAGATGATGACGAATTTCATAAGTATTCAAAAGATTTATATGAAATAGTAAATGATTGTAACGAAAATGGATGGGAATTAGTTAGAGGTGGGTTTATTGATAGAATAGGTGAAAATGGAACTTTCCCTGAAATTGACAACGATGAAGATATATTTGAACAGTTCCCTTTAGCTGGGTTTTTTAGATACCCATTAAGTGGCGCTTGTCCAAATAAAATTTGTATATTGAAAGGATATATAGAACTAACACCAGGACAACACTATGCAAAAATAGATGGACACACAACATGGAAATGGCAAGGATGGAATCATCCATTAATTGCTCCTGTAAATGAGTATAATGTTCAAGTTCATCATTTTAAATGGGATAGCACATGTGTAGAAAGAATAAAAGCAGTAGCAGACATAAAACAATTATACTCATACTCAGATGAATATAAAAAAATGTATCAAGCATTACGAAGTAATAACTTTGAAATTGATATTACTGATAGTAGGTTTATGATTGAGCATGCTGGTTTTTGGGGATATAATCAATGGAATAAATTATTTAAAATAATAATATCAATATGACACAAGAAGAAAAAGAAAAAGAACAATTAATTCTTGAACAACGTAAAGTTAAAGCATTAGAAAAAATTGCTACTTCATTAGACGCACTTACATGTTGGTTTGAAGAAATCGATAAAGATGAATGGAGTGATAGAATACAATATTATTTAGCAGAGTGGCATGAAACATCTGTAAAGAAGGAAGATAGTGAATAAACTGGGTGTAATAGTACCTTATAGGAATAGATATGAACAATTAACTGCGTTCAAAGAATCTATTATAAAGTATCTTGAATCCAAAAACATAAACTTTGAATTAATTATAGTTGAGCAAGACAATGCTAAACTATTTAATAGAGGTATGTTACTTAATATTGGATTTAAGCATGCTAAGAAACTTAAATGCGACTATGTTGTTTTTCATGATGTGGATATGCTACCAATTGATGTAGATTATTCTTATTCAGACACACCTATACACTTGGCAACCGATAACATCCCATTTGAATCATATTTTGGTGGTATCACATTATTTCCGTCTGAATTATTTGAAAAAATAAATGGATTTTCTAATTTATATTGGGGTTGGGGATTTGAAGATGATGACTTGCGATATAGATGTATAAAAAATAATATTCCATTTCAAAATATTATAAGTGATACATTTACAAGCGAAAAATTACCTATTTTTAATGGGGTTGATGCCTATGCAACAATACCAAATATTATAAATTATAATAGAAACTTTAAAATAGAATTAGATATTAATTTAGATAGAGTCATTTATAATGTAAAAACACAATTTGATGAGTTTCCTATACTAACCATAGAAGGTTATGATTTTAAGCTTTTTTATAATTCTTTTAATAGATTTTATTTACAACTATTTGACAAAAAGGGTAACTACTATGATGCACATTCAGATATTGTAACAACATCCAATAATAAAATAAAAATAGAATATAATAAAACTGATAAAACAGTTATTTTTACAATAAATGATGTTCAAAATACTATTCAACTTTCAAATTATATATACAATCATTCTAACATAGATAATATAATAATTGGTTCGGATAATACAAAACAAAACTTTTTTAAAGGAACTATAAATGAATTTTTATTGAAAGAAAATGATGATGTAAAAATACATTACAAAAATTATGGTATCACTAAATATAAATTTACTGATATTTCCAATAATAAAAATGATGGTAAATTTTTTAATGTTTATTTAGATCATTTTAAACCATTTCTAAATCACTATTCACATATACCCTTTAGGCGAAGTAGTAAACTTTTAAAATTAGAACATGAAAATTGTGGATTCAATAATGGTAGATGGCAGGATGATAATAGTAGGTGGAATCAATTAAGATATAATAATGAAGTACAATTAGGACATCACGATGATATTGATGACGGTTTAAGTACTTGTATAGATTATACAATATATAGTAAAACAAAAGACAACAAAATAACTCATTTAAATGTAGGAATATGAAACTAGGAGTATGTGTGCCCTATAGAAATAGAGAAGCACATTTAAAAGAATTTGTACCTCGTGTAGGAAAATTTTTAGAAGAAAAAGGTATTGAATACTGCATGTATTTTGGTCATCAAGTAGATGATAAATTATTCAATAGAGGTGCTATGAAAAATATAGCAGCTAAACATGCTTTTGAGGATGGATGTGATTATGTAGTATGGCATGATATTGATATGATTCCAGTTGATGATAACTGCGATTATTCTTTTCCTAAAGATAATCCACGACATATAGCAGTTAATATTTCTAAGCATAATTACCATTTAAAGTATGAAGATTACTTTGGTGGTGCTGTTATTTTTTCAAAAGAGCAAGTAGAAAAAACCAATGGTTACTCAAATGATTATTGGGACTGGGGAATGGAGGACGATGATTTGTTTTGGAGATGCATATATGAAGGATACGCTGATATTAGTTATCTAGATTATAAAGATAAAACTAATACTTACTTAAGATTTAATGGACATGATTCTCATGTTAAAATACCATCAAGTCCTACTCTAAAAGATTTAACACATCGATCTCATACCATATCAATATTAGTTAGGGCCTTCCAACAACAGGATAAAATGTCTATTTACTTAATAGGATCTGATGACAAACAGTTTGTTGAATACCCTATACTAAGAAGACCAGGGTATGACTATAGTATTTCTTATAATAACTCTAGAGCATACACTTCAATGTTATGGAATACATTTAATAAACCTTACTACCAATGGATGAAACGCTTTGAAAACCAATGGAGTTGGATAACAATAGCCACAGATGCTTATGATAAAAAAATTCATGTCTATATGAATGGAGTTGAATCACAATCATCATCAGGTACAGGTACCGATTCCCCAGCTACTTATGAGGGCAATTTAAAACGTTACGGGGATATGGATTATTATTTAGGTACATCGCCATTTTTAGGAGATGATAATCCTGGAAAATATTTTAAAGGAGACATGGCTAAATTAATGGTGTGGGATAGGTGTTTAAGCAAAGAAGAAATATTATCTTCATTTAATAATACAATAGATGGTTTAGTACTTGACTATGATTTTAGCCATGATAAACTATTAAAGGACCAAACAGGAAATAACAATAATGGTTTAGTAACAAGTTGCTTTAAATTAGAAGAAGACATAAAAGTACCAAACACAGTTATCCCTTATAGAACACCAGGTCGTATGGATTGTTTAGAACATCCTGATGAAGGATTCCATGAAGGATCTTGGATAAAAGGTAAAACAACGGCTCGTAACGAGGAGAGATTTATAATGCAGATGCAACAAGGTACAATTGATTACAAAAACGATGGTATGAATACTTTAAAATATACATTAGTAGATATTGAAGAAATAACGCCAAAAGCTAAGTTAATTAATGTAATTTTATAATATTTATACAAGTAAAAAAATAAACATGTCGGAAGAATTAAGGTTATGGAGAGATCAAAATCTCAACAAAGTTAGTAAAAGTTTTTGTGCAGCGAAATGGTTAAATGCTAGTTTGCATTTAGGTCATGGATTTACAAATTCTTGCCATTTACCCCTACCACACCCAGTTGATCTAGAAGAAATCAAGAAAAACCCCTCAGCACTTCATAATACTCAGCATAAAAAAGAAATGAGAAAGATGATGCTGAAAGGTGAACGTCCTGCTGAATGCTCATATTGCTGGAAAATTGAGGATATAGGTAGAGATAATATTTCAGATCGTGTCTATAAAAGTAAAATTTATTCTAAAAAAGATATTGATCGTATTGCTAAAGCTCCATTTCATGAAGATGTAAATCTAAAAACTGTAGAAATTAGCTTTGACAGAACATGTACATTTGCTTGTTCTTATTGTAATGCTGGTTATAGTACAACATGGGGTAAAGAAATTAATAAATTTGGACCCTACCAGAAATTTAAAACAGTTTCAGCTGAAGCATACCAAAATGATGGATCATGGGCTGACAAGTATGGTAAACATAGTCAGTTTAATCCTTATGTTGAAGCATTTTTAGCTTGGTGGCCTGAGTTATCTAAAGAGTTACAAGAAGTAAGAGTTACGGGTGGTGAACCAAGTGCTAGTCATAATTTTTGGAACTTTATTGAGACTCTAAAGCAATATCCCGCTGAAAATATGGCGTTGGCTGTTAACTCTAATCTAGGAATGGATCAGAAAACTTTAGAGAGAATGATCCAAATGACTAAAGATATTAAAATTAAAGAATTTGACTTATATACAAGTAATGAAGCTGTAGGAGCTCATGCTGAATATATTCGTGATGGGTTAAAATATGATGTATGGAGACAAAATCTGGTAACATTTATTGAAAATGCCAAATTTAGATCCGTTACTATAATGATGACTATTAATAGCCTATGCCTATTCAGTATAGATGAATTTTTAGATGACATGTTAGTGCTGAAAGAAAAATACGGACCTAACAGACCAAATGTAGATTTAAATATTTTACGTTGGCCTGGATTTATGTCTCCTTTAGCTTTACCTGATGATATTAAAAAATCACTTCACACTAAATTAAAAAGATGGTATAATAAAAATAAAAAGAACCCACTATTTAGTACAGGAGAAAAAGCTCAAATTGAACGTCTAATAGATTATATTGAAGTAGTTCAAAAAGGACACAATTATACTGAAGATGATAAAAGTTTATTATTTCATGATTTTAAATCATTTTACAAGCAATATGATTTTAGACGTGGTAAGGATTTTAAAACAACATTTCCTGAACTATCTGAATGGTACGATACTTTGATTATAGACCAGGATATACCATCAGTTGAAATGAAAGATGGATCTATAACCCACTTTGAAAAAGGTGTTTATGTTCCACCACCAGGTACAATACCACCACCAGAAGTAAAACCACCACAAAGGTTGATATAAATGAAAATACTAATAACCGGATTATGATATTCATGTATGAAGATAAAGAGCGTTTTTTAAATTTCACATCATGTCCTGATGTAAATGGCTCTGGTATAAAAAGATTTTCACCATCACCCTTAGTAACTTCTTTAGTAAGTACCTTAACGTGGATGGAAGGACAATCTATAACTTTTAGATCAACAAAAGATTTTCCACAATTCGGAATATTAGATCTAAATTCCTATCCCAAAACAAAACAATATATTATATCCGCGGGTGTTAATCATAATCCTGAAGACTGGGCTGGGGGGTATCCACCAAGTGGAGGCAAAAGTTTATTTGATTATTTAAATAATAAGTATTTAGAAGATTTAAGAGACAGTAATGCTTTTTTATTGTTAGACCAAAGTTTAGAAGGGTATCATGCTCCTTGGTTATGGGACTTTTTTCACTCTGAATGTAATAGAAAAGGTATTAATCCTTTTAACATTATCTATGTGACAGGAGATATAATAGCATCTGAAACTTATAATAAATGGGCAGACGAAAATAATATTCCTTCTACAAATAGAATGTTAGTTTTAGGTTATCCTCATTTTCAAGTAGATGTATTTTTAAATTCTAGCAATAGAGTTCACTTATTTAATGAAGAACCTCTACCTACTTTTGAAGATCATATTAAATACAAAACTGAAAATTTAAATAATATTAAAACATATGCTTGTCTAAATAAACGTTTGAGGCCTCATAGAGTATGGTTTTACACTTATCTTTATTATAATAATCTATTAGATAAAGGATTAGTAAGTATGAATCCATATACAGCAGATGATATAATATGGTGGGAAAATAAAATGATGGAAGGAGAAAGATTTGCTGAACCTTTAAGAATTTTACCCCTTAATATTTATAACAAGTCAAACAAAGAACTAGACGATAACTTTTATATAAATAGATTCACCCCAGAAGTATGTTTAGATACATGGGTAAATGTAGTACCTGAAGCATCATACGGTGATTTAGATGGTAATGTTTTTTTAAGTGAAAAAATATTTAAACCTATTGTATGCCATCATCCCTTTATTATTTTAGGTAGTAAAGGAAGTTTAAAAGAATTAAGAAAATTAGGTTATAAAACTTTTGATGGTTGGATAGATGAATCCTATGATGAATTAGATACTTGGGGAAGATTTGATGCTATTATAGAAGCTATTAAAAAAATAGATGCCATAGAAGATAAGTTAGAATGGTATAAATCTATGGAACCTATTATAAAACATAATTATGAAACTTTAAAAAGAAATGTTTTAAACCAACCACCATTGGCTTTTAATAAAATAAAAGAACGTTATTCAACTCATTACTTAAATCATTACGAAAAACTAATATAATGTATAAATGGCAATATAAAGATATTAACATAACTAAAGATTCTAAAGTCATTATAGCCCTAGGAGATAGTTTCACTCAGGGACAAGGCGCTTGTGATATTCCAATTTGGGAACAATATAATTGGGATTTAAAACTAATGCAGGGTAAACATGAAAAAGATATACTACCTTATGAGTATGAAGGTGCTTGGGTTAATCAATTATGTAAAAACCATATGCCTGACTGGACACCCATTAATTTAGGATTAAGAGGATGTGGTAATAGAGCAACTGTTAAAGAATTATATCTTCACCCATCATTAGGTATAGAAAAAGCAAAAGAAAAAATAGTAATATTTGCTATTACAGGTTTAGAACGATTTGATTTTATAAATAAAGAATTTTATGACCATCACCATTTTTTCGCAATGTGGCCTAGTCCGTGGAGTGATGGAGTTACTAATAAAAAACTTTGGGAAGCGTATTATGAAGATATATACGATGATAGATTTGCTGCTATTGAACTTTTATTAAATGTTCAAGAAGTACTAACTTGGTGTAAAGCCCATAACGCTAAACTTATATTATGTAGTGCTTTTGATAATAGACTTAATAAAAAACATTTTGTTGAAAATTTAGATAATCCTGGAAATAAAATTACAGCCGAATTAATAGACTTAATAGATTGGAATAATATATTCAGACCTCAAGGATTTGAAAATTTTACAGACATGTTAGTACACTATGAAGATAGAAATGATTTAAAAGGAGGAGGATTTTATATGTGGGCTCATGAACAGAAAAAAGGAACCCCAAAAGGATACTTCACACCATGTGCTCACCCTTCTTATAAAGGACACAATTTAATAGCTAAATCTATTTATGAATATATTCAAAATGATTTTAAAAATACAAATCCACCTGCTAAGATAATTTAATATGAACCAATTACCCCAATTTCCTTGGTATTTTAATAAAAAAGAATTTTTTAAAATAACCACATCTACTAAAAAAGAAATGGATTTCTACCCAGCTGACCATGAAAATACCTTTAACCAAAATCTTTTAACTCAACCTGAAGACTGGCACTATAGAACTAAAAAAATTACATATAAACTTAATTCACATGGGTATAGAGCCCCAGAATTTAATACTATTGATTGGAGTGAATCTGTAGTGTTGTTTGGTTGTTCTTGTACATTTGGAATTGGAGTAGATGAAGATGAAACTATATCTTATTACTTAAGTGAAAAACTAAATAGACCTGTTATAAACATGGGGTGGCCTGGTGGTTCTAACATGAATATGCTAATGAATTCTTTAGTATTGTCTCAATCAAAACAAATCCCTTATACTATGGTGTTTTTATGGAGTACAACAGATAGATTTCCATTATTCACTGATAGACAAGTTTATAATATTGGACCTTGGGATTCTAATGAAAACCAAAAACATGTAGAATATAGAGATTCATATAATGATGTTTATAGTGCTTTGTTTGAAAATTATAACTTTTTTATTCAAAATGAAACTATGAATAGCTATTTTATATCTCAATTTGCTAAAGAAATATGGGAAGAAAAAACAAAATACATAACAGGTACTTTTTTTGGAAACACTGCATTGTGTATGGATGTAAAAAATGTATTTAAAATAGATAATAAAGCTAGAGACTTAATCCATCCTGGAGTAGGATCTAATAAAACAACAGCTAATGAATTAGCTTACTTAATAAAAAATTATGGAGTCAAAAATTTATTGTAGTCTAGAGGGTTACGACAGTATATTAAATTCAAATCGTCCTAATGGCTTTTCTAGAACATGGTATTTAGAAGAGTTAGGAGAAGTTAAATATCCTTTAATGTGGGGTGATTGGAATATTTTTAAAAATTATAATCATAAAGCTGGACTAGTTCAAGGAGAAGAAGTTAAAAATATAAATTGTCCTTTATATGGATGTGAGATGCTAGATTATAGAAATATGGATCAAATAGGAAATAATCCTCATATATATGTTATAAATGTTTATCACCCATTCTTTTTTGAAACTTCTAGGAATATAGGATTTTCATGTATATCTCCAAAGTACCTAGAGGATATAAGACAAGGAAAAAGCAAAATACTAATCTGTTGTTATAATGAAGGATATTCAGGTTCAGAGGGTAATAAGGATTTAGAAATTATTGAAGAATGGAGAATAAAAGCAAATTTACCCTCAAAATCAGTTTATTATATTACCGCTAACTTAATAGCGGATAAAATAGCTAAAGAAAAAGGATTAGATTTAGAAGTTAGATGTTTAGGTACTTTTGAACCATGTGTTAAATTTTTCTATGAGGGTAATATTGTTCCTTTTAACCCAATAGATGAAAAATATTTATTTTTATCATACAACCGACAAATACGTTTTCAACGTCAAAAATTTGTAGGTGAATTAAGAGAACAAGGTTTATTAGAAAAAGGATTAGTAAGCTTAGGCAAAATAGATGATCATACTCTTTGTAGAGATTTACCTGAAGAATTACAACAGTGGTATTTAAAAAACACCCCACTGACTATAAGTGATGATATTACTCCTAATTTAGCTTGTAACGTGTGTGCTCCCGACTTTGAACAAACATTTATGTCAGCAGTAACAGAAACTCTTACTAATAAAGGAACTTTATTCTTATCAGAAAAAACATGGAAACCACTTCTTGTAGGTCATCCATTTGTAACTTATGCTAATAAAGGTACATTAGAATATTTAAGAAGTATTGGTTATAAAACATTTGGAAAATGGTTTGATGAAAGTTATGATGATGTAGAAGATGAAACTACTAGATACAAAATGGTAGTAGAACAAATATCTAAATATAAAGACAAATCATCTGAAGAACTTAAAGCAATAAGAGAAGAAATGAAAATGACTTTAATTCATAATCAACTTCACTTTAGACAAATGTTTTTAGAAAGATATAATATGAAAAATGAAAGTTTAGTATTAATAAGTTATTTTGAAGAAATTTGGAATACAATAAAAGATAAATAATGGGGAGGATTTTTACATTTGGATGCAGTTTTACAGAATATAGTTGGCCAACATGGGCTGATATGATATTATATAAACGTGAAGGTGTTAACTATGGTATTTGTGGGGGTGGATTTGAGCAAATTATGAGTAGTTTAGTTCAATGTGATATAGACTATAAATTAACTAAAGATGATCATATTTTCATTGTTTATCCTAATTTATTAAGATGGGATGCTCCTACATATCCCAAAATGTTATGTTATGGAAATGCTATCACTTCACCTTGGATAGATCATAAAGATAAACTATGGAGTGTTGAGGGTATGGTCTATAAAAATCTAAATTGGATGTACATGATTAATGAATTTTTACTCCATAAAGGTGTAACATTTAGATATGGCAGTATAACTAAAATATTTACTTATTTAGAGAATTATTTTTTAGATTCTTATCAAATTGAAGGTGATGTATTAAAACATTTAGAATATATAAAAAATCATATTCCATTATTAACAGATTTCTACACATACATGTACGGGAACCAAAATGATGATAACCAGTGGCAATCAACAAAACAATGGAGAGATCGCGGTGAATACCACCCACGCCCTAAACATCATTACGGTTGGTTAAAAAATATTCTTTTGCCTACCGTAAATTTGGACGTACATTTAACATTAGATGATATAACCTATATGGAGAAAACAATAGATGACACCGATGATTATAATGTCGTTGAATCTTATTTTTCCCATTCAGAATATGAAAGTAATAGAAAAGATTGGTATAAACTAAAAAAACATAATTAATAATATGAAAGTAGGTTTTATTGGCGTCGGTAAATTAGGCAAAGACGCTGCTGAAGTAATGCAAGAAGCTGGTCATGATGTTTTAGGATATGACGTAAAAACAGTACATGATACAGAAATTAGAATGGTAGCATCATTAAAAGATGTTTGCAAACACGGTGAAATTATTTTCATTGCTGTACCAACCCCTCACCACCCAGACTATGATGGTAGCCAACCAACATCACATTTAGAACCAAAAGACTTTAACTATAATATTGTTAAAAGCATACTAGAAGAAGTCAATCAATATACAACTAAAGAACAATTAGTAGTATTAATATCAACAGTATTACCAGGCACTATAAGAAGAGAATTTATTCCGTTAGTAAAGAATTATAGGTTTATTTATAATCCTTATTTAATTGCTATGGGCACGGTAAAGGAAGATATGGTAAATCCTGAAATGGTAATTATTGGAACTGAAGATGGACAGGTAACAGGTGACGCAAATATATTGATTGATTTTTATAATACATTTGTTAAACCTAATACTAGATATGAAATTGGTACTTGGGATGATGCTGAAGCAATTAAAATATTTTATAACACATTTATCTCAGCTAAATTATCATTAGTTAATATGATAATGGATGTAGCTGAAAAAAATGGTAATATGAATACTGATATTGTAACAGGAGCATTAGAAAGAAGTACAACAAGAATTATGGGTCCTTCTTATATGAAAGCAGGTATGGGAGATGGAGGTGCTTGCCATCCGAGAGATAATATTGCTTTAAGATATATATCTGAAAAATATGAATTAGGATATGATTTATTTGAACCTATTATGACTGCTAGAGAAGAACAAGCTCGTAATATAGCTAAACGATTAATGGAGTTACATGATGTATATGAATTACCAATTATTATTTTAGGTGAAAGCTACAAACCAGGAGTTCCATATACTGATGGTTCTTATACTAAATTAATTGGTTATTATTTAGAAAATAAATTAGAATATAAAGGATTACAATATGATAAAACTGATAGTCCTGCTGTGTATTTGTTAGGACATAGGGGTGTACATAACACTACCAATTTCCCTAAGGGTAGTATTGTTTTAGATCCTTGGAGAGAAAGACTTAAAAAGGATACAATTTATTATGGAAATAAAGTAACAAAATGGATATATTAGGAATATCAGCACACTACCACGATTCAGCAGCTTGCTTATTTAGAGATGGCAAATTGATATATGCTTGTGAAGAAGAAAAATTTACAGGTATTAAACATGATTCTTCATTTCCTGTTAATTCAATAAAATATATTTTTGACCACTTTACTGATAAAGTAGATCTTGTATGTTATTATGAAAAGCCTTCTTTAAAATTAAAAAGAGCATTTAAACATAATATTAAATCAGTTCCTCGTATATTATGGACTAATATTAAGCTATGGTTTCAACTAAAGCAATTTAAAGCTCCTATACATTTTTCTACACACCATAATTCTCATTTAGCATATTCCTATTTTACATCTCCTTTTAATGAGGCAACTGTTATTAGTATAGATGGAGTTGGCGAGGAAGATACAATTTGTGTTGCTAATGCTGAATATGGTAGGATAAATAAATTAAAAACAACAAAATATCCTCACTCACTAGGACTATTCTATTCAGCTATAACAGCATTTTTAGGATTTAAACCAAATGAAGGTGAATATAAAGTAATGGGATTAGCATCATATGGTGATCCTTCAGTGTATTCTGATGCTTTTAATAAATTAATTTCTCATAGAGATGGTATTAAAACAAACATGAAGTACTTTACTTGGAATAAAAGTAATGATACTATGTTTAATCATCACTTGATAGAATTACTAGGTGATAATAGATTACCTGATGAACCTATAACACAACGCCACAAAGATATTGCTGCTGCTCTGCAACAACAATACGAAAATATGTTCCTTTATTTACTACAACAACACCCAGGGGAAAACTTATGTTTAGGAGGTGGTTGTGCTTATAACGGAACAGCAAATGGTAAAATTAAAATTAAAACCAACTACAAAAATGTTTACATCCCACCTGCTCCATCAGATGCTGGATCATGTATAGGTGCATGTTTAGATTATTTAAGATACCATCGTAGAATAGACACATACTTAGGTCCTCAATTTGACTCTAAAGTAGATAAAGCACAATCCCTAGATTTATGGTTACTTGCTGAGGAATTAAATAAGGGTAAGGTAATTGGATGGTATGAAGGTAAAATTGAATTTGGGGCTCGCGCATTAGGTCATCGCAGCATATTAGCAAGTCCCCTATATCCGGGTATGCAAGACCGTATAAATAAGCTCATTAAAAAACGAGAAATGTTCAGACCATTTGCTCCAATGGTAATTTATAGTGAGCAAAATAAGTACTTTTATTCCGATGATTATGTGCCTTATATGAACCAAGTAGTTAAGGTTAGAGAAAAATACAGAGATATACTAACAGCAATTACACATGTTGATGGAACCGCTCGTATACAATCTGTAAAATTAGAAGATAACGAAATGATGTATAGACTATTAAGTCTTTTTGGTGGGCATAGTGGATTTCCTATATTGCTAAATACATCATTTAATGTAAAAGATAAAACAATGGTGTTGTATCCTGAAGATGCTTTACAAACATTTTGGGATACCGATATAGACATATTAGTTATTAATAACCAAATGATATTTAAAAATGATAAAATTAATTAAACGCTGGATTGATAAGTGGAAACATAAGCGTAAGATGAAAAAAAGAATTGAGCAACTAAAGAAAAACGATCCATTCATCTATAAACACTAATATGATAACAGTATTATTTGGACAACCACATTCAGGTAAAACAACATTAGCTAGTAAACTAGAAGCAGATTACTATATAGATGGAGACCATCTAAGAACTATGTTTCAAAACAAAGATTACAGCAGGCAAGGTAGAATTAATAACTTAAATAGAGCTAGCGATATTGCTACTTACCTACATTACAATGGCAATGATGTAGTTTTGTCTCTTGTCTACCCATACCAAGAAACAAGAAACTACTTAAATAATTTAGTACCTGGAGTTAAATGGATTTATTTAACCTATGAAATAGATAGAGGCAGAGAACAATTTCACGTAGCTGATTTTGAATATCCAGCTGATGATGAAGCTCTATACCTAAACACAGAATGGATGGAAGAAGAAGATTGTATAAAACAAATTAAGGAATATGTGGGATAAAAAAGTACACGTTAAAAGCTCAATGGAGCGTAAAGATAGTCAATGGTCATTGTTTATCGGCCGTTGGCAACCACTACACGAAGGACACCAGCAGTTATTTAGACAAGTAATTAATGAAGGTGGTAAAGTATGTGTTGCTATTAGAGATGGAGAAGTTAATGAAAAGAACCCATTTAGCTCACGTCACGTAATGAGTAACATCTTCGATAAAATGCAAGACGAAATCGAAGAAGGTAAACTAAAAATAATTATCATACCAGACATATGCAGCGTTGAATTTGGACGCGGTGTTGGATACGATATTATTGAGCATATACCACCAACTGAAGTAGCCGAAATATCAGCGACTAAAATACGTGAACAAATGAAGGTTGAGGGTAAATTATGATAGTACAACGAAAAAGACATATAGCAAAAACCATTAGTTATCGCGTTGTTAGTACGCTGATTGGGTTTGGTATTATGTGGGCCGTTACGGGTAGTATTAAAATTGGTGCTGCTTTCGGTGTTGCTGAACTAATATATAAACCAATCCAATATTATCTTCATGAAAGGATATGGTATAAATGGATTAAATATGGCTTAAAAAATTAATATTTATAAATATTATGGATAAAATAAGTGAAATAATAAATGCATGGGCAGTATCATTTAATCCAACACCTGAACAAAAAAAATTAGCAGAAAAACGATATGAGATATGTTTAGGTTGCGAGAATTATGGTAAAAGTAGACCTGTACTTGGAGATGAATATTGTAAAAAATGTTTATGTCCTATACAAAAAAAAGTATATACTCAAAAATTAAACGATACATGTCCTATGGGAAAGTGGAAAGAAATTGAAAAAGAATTTAGGAATGAAAAAGCTAAAAAAGATAAATATAAATTAATATAATAAAATATTATGAGAAGTGTATTAATATCAACAGATTTGATAATGAAGCAAGATGGAACATGGACTCCAACTGAAATAAATACAAATACGAGCCATGAAATGTCTTTTAAAAATAAAGATAGTGGTTCTGCAACACAATTTATTGATAATTTTGGTGATTATGTAAATCATGTTGAATTTAATGAATTTCTACAAACAAATAATATAACAACAATAAAAACAATTGATGTTAGAGCAGGATTTCATAGAGTTATTGAATCTTTTTGTAAACACTATCCAGGATACACATATGAATTACATGAAGTTAGTCAAGATAGTGTGGTTGTTCCTGAAGTTGAGGATGGTAACAATATATTAATTATTAGAATAGCATATGATTCATATGCACTTATTGATGATTTATATGCTAGAGATAATTATGAATTTCATAATTTGATTAAAAACGAAACTTTTGCCTCTCCTGTTACCTTTAATACAGGTAATGAAACTAACATAGATACAATTACAGTTTTTGAACCATCAATAGATGGTATTGTGCCAAATTATGTTGTTAAAAGAAGAACACCTGGAGGTGCAAAAGGCCAATACCCCGTATTATATAGATTAAATTCTCAAGAACAACTTGATAGCCTAAAATCATCTATCACATCAGATGAATTTATTCAAAAATATGAATTTAATCAATCATCATTAATTAATAATAGGACTAACTTTATAAGAAGTATAGATTTATTATATGGTCCTACTTTAGAAGTTTTTAATTTATTAACTTATAAATCACTAAACACAGTATCAACTCAAAATAATGTATTAGTATACGATAATGAAGTAGATGAAAATGGAAGATTAAACGGCTTATTTGCAAGCAAATACTATCCAAAAATTATACCAAATTACTCTTTAAGTTATCACTTTGACGAAAATGATTTAATTCTAATGCCAGATGGAACTGACTTAATTGCATCTAGTTTAGTCTTAACTCAAGAAGTTAAAACTATATATTTTAATGAGCAAATTATAGCATTCGAACCATCTAATATTTCAAATTTAGAAACCTTTAACATAGATTCTCAATCTATTGTATCAATAGACGATACAAAAGCGGGTGGTGGTGTTTTTATTAATATAACTGGAGTTAATGAATCTGGAGTAGAATATAGTTGGTATGATGGTTTGCATAACTTTTATTTACTACAAAAAGCAAATGATACTACAGCACAATATACTAATTCATTAGCAGGAAATATTGAAATTGGAGATACAATATTTACATATAATAAAACTACAAATAGTATAGATACTCTTACAATACAATCTATAACATTTGATATTAAAAATATAACAACATATAAAATGTCTCTTGGTGGGTCAGAGGAAAGAGAATTCTTTATTAAATTGTCAGAAGAAGAAGATTCAAACGAAATATATTTAATTCAACACAATGCTGATCCTTGTTCTCCTTACTGTAGTTACTATTATACTTGTGGGTTTGGTGGTTGCTCTGGTTGTTACAAAACAAACCCTTCATGCCCAGCATGTTCACCTTTTTTCCAATCTAGTTATGCTTGTTTCTAGAATATTAAATTTAAAAAACTAAATTAATTTTATGAATGATAATCAAATAACAGGAACTACCCCATCAGTTTTAACTGAATCTGAAAAAATACAGGTTAGTTCAATAGTTGCTACTATAGTAGAGTTAATTAAAGAAAAACATCTTTAATTTTATTAAATAAATAAGTTATGCTAGTAGATGATAAATTTATCATTATTTTAATTCCAAGATGTGCTACTACTTCTTTTGTCGCCAGTTGTCAAAAATACAATATCCCAACAAAAAGTGGTAGAAGTAATATTGGGGGGTATGATAAACTTGTAAGTTTTATAACAAAAAGATTTACACATTTCCATGATGATATATCATTTTTAACCTCAAAATTTGGAAACGACTACCCAATAATTGCAGTAAGAAGAAATAAATATGATTCTTTTATTTCATTTTGGAAAATGATTTTAACTATTTTAGATAAATATTATGGTGAAGTTGAATTAGTTGAAACATTATCAAAATTAAAAACTGATGATATTTTATTTTTTGGTAAAAATGATTACAATTTAAAAAATTATCCAAATGGTGAATTGTATGAAGCTTTTTTTATAAAAAATAATATAAAATATAATAAAGTTTTATTTGATTATATACAACTTCTTTATCTGCCGCAATCATATTGGCATAAATTTGATAAGAGAGTAATTTGGTTTGATTTTGATAAATTAAACGAATTAGAAAGTTGGGTTTCAGATAAACTAAACATGGATTTTAAATTAGAAAATATAAATTCTACAAAAGAAGTAATTAGTGAATTAAAAAATGACGAATATTTTAAAGAAAAATTTGATTATATATATTCTAAATATGAAATCATTAAAGAAAATAAAACAATGATATGATAAACATTTATTCAAATTTCCTAAGTGAAGAATGTGTAAAATCATTGGATAATAAAATTGAAGAAATCTTATATAAGTCTGACTCAAATGTACCAAATTTTACAACAAGTTTAACTAGTTGGGCTAAAAATGTACAAAATAGTAGTACACCTATTATACGATATGTTTTAAATAAAAATGATGATACTATATTTCAACTACTAAAAAAAGAAATAGAAAGTAAAATTCCATATTATGTTGACAATATGGTTATTCATTTAGCACCAAAATTAAGTTATATACCTTGGCATAATGATAGCCATGTATCAGCTGCCTTAACTATATATCTTAATAAAAAGTGGGATATAAACTGGGGAGGTTATTTTTTATATAAATTGAATAGTGAAATAAAAGCAATTAAACCTGAATTTAATTTAGGTATTTTACAAGAAGGTGGTGAAAAAGGATTACCTCACTGTGTTACTACAACTAATATTGATGCTGATTTAAGAATATCCTTACAATTATTTTTAACTAATAAAAAGAAATTAGTTTAATGGTTATTACAATAATTGCAGAACCAAGAAGTGGCGGAACTAATTTGGCAAATTGGTTTATAGATAAAAAAGATTTTACAACACTATACGAACCAATTACAAGTCCTGATAAAATTTGGTATAAGCATGGAGTGTCTCCTAAATTATGGACTTATAAAACACCTCACATTTTAATTAAAGAAACATACAACATTAAAACAAACTTTTTTGAATTAATAGAAATATCGGATAAAGTAATTATTTTACATAGAGAAAATATAGCTGAACAAACGGAATCTTGGTTAAATGCTACTAAAACAAATAATTGGGATAAAGTGTGGGTATTTAAAGAAAATTTAATAGCAGATCACGACGCATCCTATTTTTATCAAATTAAAAACGGAATAAAAGAAAATTATTTAAATAAAAATTATTTTAATATATCATATGAGGAATTATATTATAATAGTGGTTTTCAAAAAGTATTAGATTATTTAAATATAGATGGATTAGAAAATAAAAACTTTCCATATGGAAGTAAGTATAGAATAAACCTTAATAAACCAAAAAGTTTAATATGATCTCCCTAAAACATTGGACCCCGGAAACATTTGAGGTATCAACATATAAATGGAGTATTAACGAACGCAAAAACAAATCACATACTACTTCAGGATCTGATAACTCAGGCAAATGTACTTACACATATAATTCATTAGGATTTAGAGGTGATGAACCTACTAAACCAGGATTTAAAGTAATGTCTGTAGGTTGCTCCCACACTGAAGGGGTTGGATTAAATGACGATGAAACCTGGTCTCATCAGTTATGTAAGTTAATTAATGGAGTAGATTTAAATTTTGGGTATGGTGGAAGAAGTAATGATTATGTTGTTAGGTGTTTATTAACATATTTTGATGTAATAAATCCGGATTTAGTATTAATTATGTATCCAAATCAAGATAGAAGAGAATACTATACTGATAAAGGAAATATAGAACCTTTTGCTTACAACCCTTGGGGACATTTAGTAGAAACAGAAGAGGGTAAAGAAATTTATAATGGCTTAATGGCAGGAGCTAATAATGAATCTAATTTTATTAACTGGTATAAAAACCACTTGCTAATAAAATATTATTTAGAAAATAAACAATGTCCCTGGGTGTGGAATGGAGTACATTTGTTCGCCGGAATTGATGAACCTAATAGATTTGATGGTGACTATAGAAATTTTATAGACTATGGATCCGATGGAGCTCATTCCGGACCTCAACATAATAAACAATACGCAATGAATTTACATCAATTTTTAACCAATAATGATATTATTTAATTTAAGATAAATTTGGTGGTCTCCATTCTCTTGTATATATTTATATCAAACAAATAAAATTTATTATGACATTATTAGTAATCCTAATCATCGTTGCAGTAGCAGTATTCGTTGCTGTAAAAACCGGTAAGGTAAAAGATGAAAACAACAACAACATTCCTGACGCTATTGAAAAGCCAATCGAAGCTGTTAAGGAAGTAGTTAAAGAAAAAATTGCAAAAGCAAAGGCACCAAAAGCTCCAAAGGCACCAGTTGCTAAACCAGCAGCAAAAAAACCTGTAGCAAAAACGAGTGCTAAGAAAGTAAAATAATGCTTAAACTAGCAGAAATAGCAAAGGCATGGATAGCAGCAGCTAATCCAACACCAGAGCAAAAAATTATAGCTGAGTATAGGGCGAGTGTTTGTGACACTTGCCCAAGCAAAGCTCACCAGGCTATAATGGATTTATATTACTGCAGTGAATGTGGATGTCCACTATCTAAAAAAATTTTCAGTCCTGTTGAAGGACCTAAAGCTTGCCCATTAGCTAAATGGGAACAATAATAACGTTATGGCACAATTAACTCCAGAAGAATTACAATCAATTAAAGACTTACAGTCTAAGTACAATCAAACCATATTCGAAATCGGTGCATCTGAAGCACAGCTAATCGCATTTCGACAAGGCATTGATAAACTAGAAAAAGCTAAAAATGGTTTAATATCTGATCTTGCAACAATTGAACAGAAAGAATCAGAATTAGTTAAATCACTTCAAGAAAAGTACGGACATGGTGAGATAGATATAGAAACGGGAAATATTATACCTGTCCAACAGTAACCTGCGGTTTATAGCTGTTTTTAGATATTTATTATTAGGTCAATCCTATTAAATTTTCAAAAACAATTATAAAAAATGGGCGAAAAAATTTTATCTCCTGGCGTATTCCAAAATGAATCTGACCAATCGTTAGTTCAAAGAGGTATCCAAGGTACTGCAACTGCATTAGTTGGTCCTACAGTGTTAGGTCAACCATTGGTTCCTACCTATGTTACTTCATACAGTGAATATACATCAAAATTCGGAGAATCATTTAAGAGTGGTAGTTACTACTACGAATATTTAACATCATTAGCTGCTAAGGATTTCTTTAGCAATGGTGGTCAAACACTATTAGTTACTAGAGTTATTAGTGGTAGTTCTAATGTGAGTACTTATGCAGAAGCAGGCATTCCTAACTCTTTAACATCAACTGCTGGTGCTAGATCTTCTGCTTCATTTGCATTAAATGGAAACGATACAGGTAGTGCTGGATCTAATACATTCATGCGCCTGGGTATTCCTGGTGTGAATGATTATTGGATTGGTTTAGTACAAAACACAAGTTGGTTAACAGCAGGACAATCACAGGCCGATACAGTATCAGATATATTTTGGATTGGCGTTGGTGCAACTCCAACAATTGATCAAGTAGGTAACTATATCACAGCTTCTATTAATACGAGTGCTAGTTTCTTTAGAAATAATTTCACAGCATCTTATGATAATGCTTCTGATATTTTAACTATCACTGCACTTACTACTGCTAACCAAAATAGTGTTCCTAACAATAATTGGTTTGTAAGTCGTTCATTAAATTATGTTTATGATACTACTGGTACTGTACAACTTTTTGCTAACGGTACTGATGGTACTGTAAATAATTCATTTACCCTTGAAACATTAGCTTGGGGTGACCAAATGAATAACACCTCAAGTATTACAGCTGGTGCTTTAGCAAGCGGTACTGCAGCTAACGTTCGTTGGGAAATTACAAGTGTAAACACAGGAAGTGGTACATTTAATTTAGCAATCCGTGCTGGTAATGATAATAATGCTCAACTTAATTACTTAGAAACATTCCCTAACTTATCATTAGACCCAGCCTTACCTAACTTTATTACTCGTGTTATTGGTGACTCTAATCCAGTTTATAAAGTAGACGGTGACGGTGTACCATACATTGACTATACTGGCTCTTATGCTAATGCTTCTCAATACGTTCGTGTTAAATCTGTAGACTATCCACAAGTAGACTCAATTGACAACAACGGTAATTACAAATCAGGATCTTACAGTGGTAGTTTACCACTTGTTGGAAGTGGATCATATGGTGGTTCGTTTGCTGGTGGTGTTGCTGCAACAAACAGAGTTCAATTAATGAACGAAAACATCACAACAACAAACATTCAAGGATTTTCTCCAGCAGATTATGCCAATGCTTTTGGTATATTAACAAATAAAGATGAATATCAATTCAACGTATTGTTAGCCCCAGGTATTGGTTTAGATAATAGTGCTGCAGCAACAATGATCTCTACTTGCGAAGATAGAGGTGATGCTATTGCAATAGTAGATTGTAAAACATACGGTTCAACTGTAGTAGGTGCTACACAAGCAGCTGCTGGTCAATCTAGCAACTATGCTGCTACTTACTGGCCTTGGATTCAATTACAATCAACAGCATTAGGTAAAGCTGTATGGGCTCCAGCATCAACTGTAATGGGTGGTGTTTTAGCATTTAACGACCAAGTTGGTGCTGAATGGTTTGCTCCAGCAGGTTTAAACCGCGGTGGTCTTCCAAATGTATTAAAAGCTGAAAGAAAATTATCTCAAACAGACCGTGATGTATTATATGAAGGTAATGTTAACCCATTAGCTACATTCCCAGGAAATGGTGTTGTAGTATTTGGTCAAAAGACATTACAACGTAAAGCAACAGCTTTAGACAGAGTAAATGTTCGTCGTTTGTTGATTAGATTAAAAGATTTTATTGGTCAAGTTGCAAACAACTTAGTATTCGAACAAAATACAACAATAACTCGTAATAGATTCTTATCTCAAGTAAACCCTTACTTAGATTCAGTAGTACAACAACAAGGTTTATTTGCTTACAAAGTGGTGATGGATGATTCAAACAACACACCTGATGTAATTGATAGAAACCAATTAGTAGGTCAGATTTATATCCAACCAACTAAGACAGCTGAATTTATCATATTAAACTTCAACGTATTACCAACTGGCGCTACATTCCCTGCATAAGGGGATGTAGTTGCTAATATTTATTAATAGCAATTAAACACTAATATAAAATGGCTGTATTATCACCAAACGAAATAATGTTCACAGCGTTTGAACCTAAAGTTCAGAACCGTTTTATCATGTACATCGATGGTATTCCTGCGTACTTGATTAAAAAGGCATCTGCACCTGGATTTGAAGCTGGTGAAATTATTTTAGATCATATCAACGTTTACCGTAAAGTTAAAGGTAAAGTTCGTTGGAATGACATGACTTTAGAATTATATGATCCTGTAACCCCATCTGGTGCACAATCAGTAATGGAATGGGCTCGTTTAGCACACGAATCAGTAACAGGCCGCGATGGTTATTCTGACTTCTACAAAAAGAGCATCACATTAGACATCTTAGGTCCAGTAGGTGATGTAGTAGGTGAGTGGATTATCAACGGTGCTTATGTTAAAAATGCAACTTTCGGTGAATACGATTGGAGTGCAGACGCAGCAGTTAGCTTATCAGTAACGATAGCTATGGATTATTGCGTATTGAACTTCTAAAATTATACATTAATACTTTTAATTAAGGGTGTTTGCTTTTGGCAAATGCCCTTTTTTATTTTATATTTATATCCATGGAATTATTAAAATCATTTGATAAAACAAAACTAGATTTAGAAAATCCCTCACCATCAGGTTTTAATAGACTTGATACTATTACTGATTACAACGCTAATAGTACAGGTACCCCAACCAATAAAGCAAATCCTGGCGCACCATCACGCTTTTTTCAAAAATTTGTTCCACAAGAAACATATTTACAATACGTTAAGGATTTACCTAGCAAAAGTAATTTATTAAATTTAAGTGGTCTTAGTAGCAATATTGATCTTTCCACCAACAACAACTATTCAATATTTGACGCTACTAATCTTGACATTGAAAAACCAGGAGTTAATGGTGGTATTCCGTACAAACAAGAAAAAGACCCAACAGTATACCCAGTAACATCACAAAGAGTAACACCATCAAGGGGGGCATTTCCCGTACAGGGAGAGGGTGCTAAAAAATACACTCAACCTTTTACCCCAACTAAAACATACTCGGATTTTATAAAGAGTTTTATTTAATATTTACTTGGTAAACACCCTTCCCCTTCGTATATTTATATATATAATAAATAAAATAAGTTTATGGCTGAATTAAAAATTCCAACAGAAATCGTTTCGTTACCCTCAAAAGGTTTATTGTATCCTGAAACATCTCCACTTGCTAAAGGTGAAATTGAGATGAAATACATGACAGCAAAAGAAGAAGATATTCTTACCAATACTAACTTTATTCGTCAGGGTACGGTAATTGATAAATTATTACAAGCACTAATTGTAACACCAATCGACTACAATGAGTTACTAATTGGTGATAAAAATGCAGTACTAGTTGCTGCTCGTGTTTTAGGCTATGGTAAAGATTATTCTTTTACCTATAATAACAGAGAAGTATCTGTTGATTTATCTACATTAGAAGATAAAGTAGTTGATGAATCGCTATTTACCCGTGGCTCAAATGAATTTAATTTCACATTCCCACACTCAGGCAACAATGTTACATTCAAATTATTGACGCACGGTGATGAACAAAAAATCGATGCTGAAATTAAAGGTTTGCAAAAGGTAAATCCAAATTCATCTACGGATGTTACTACACGTTTAAAATATATGATTACTTCAATTGAAGGCAAACGTGATCAAAAAGATATCCGTGATTTTGTTGATAATTACTTAATTGCTAAAGACGCTAGAGCATTACGTGAATACTATACCAAAATCCAACCAGATATTAACTTAACATACAAGCCAGAAGATGATAGTTATGTAGGGGAGGGCATAGCTATTCCGATTTCACTTAACTTTTTTTGGCCTGACTCAGGACTATAGATTAACATTATTTAATCAAATTCATGAAATTGTATTTCATGGAAATGGTGGTTACGATTGGGACACGGTTTACAATATGCCTATTTGGTTACGTTTATTCACGTTTAATAAAATGAAAGAGTATTATAACAAACAAAACGAGGAAAACGAAAAAGTAAATAACCAATTGCAAAATAAAGCCGCAAACATTGCAAAACCAAACATAAATCAAACACCACCACCAACATATAAAGTAAAGGCGCCTAAGAAATAGGCGCTTTTGATATTTATATAGTGTAATATTATTTAATAACTTATGCCTCCTGTTGACCCAAATATAAGCCCCGAAGCATTAAAATCACTTGATGATTTTAAAAAGAGAATGGAAGAAATTAACGATCAAATCGTTGATATGGGTAATGAATTGGGTGATGATTTAGTAAAAAAACTTACTAAAGTTACCATTTCAGCTAAGAAAATAACAGATCCATTAAAGGAAGTTGAATCTTTAAGTAAAAAAATATCTGGAATAGCAGAAGAAACAGCTGTTTTACGTAATCAAGAAGCTGTTTTATCCCGAAACTATGTAAAAGCTTTACAAGACGGTAATAAAGAAGAGCAAAGAAAGTTACTAAAAAAACTTGATCAAGTAAGATCTAATATAGATTTAAATCAACAATTACTAGCTGAATTTCAAACATTAAAAGAAGTTAGTGATGTAGAAGCAGAGATACTAAGAACCCAACAAGAACAAGTTAAGGCTGAAGAAGAAAAAGAAAAAGCTCGAAAAGATGCAACAGCAGCCTTAAAACAACAACTCCAATCAGCTTGGTTACCTATTAAGGGTGCAATTCTTAGTATAGTTAAAGCTGTACTTGCCATAGATACTCAAGTAACAAATCTTGGCAGATCATTAGGTATTAGCAATAGCTCAGCAAAAGGCTTAAGAGACGAAATGGAATCCTTTGCTAAAGGAGCTAATGATGGTTTTACCACAGTAGCACGATTAGCAAAAGCACAAGCTGACTTAACTGAACAACTAGGAATTGCAGTTGATTTTGGTAATGAGGAAAGACAACAATTCTCTAAATTAACAGAAGTAGTAGGATTAACAGCAGATGAAGCAGGTAAATTAGCTAACTTCTCAGCCGCAACTGGAATGTCAACTAGTGATTACTTAAAAGATGTTCGCGCTGCTGGTTTTGCTTCTCAACAAGCTAATAAAATTCATATTAGTGATAAGCAATTATTACAAAGTATATCTAAATTAAGTGCAGGTATATTAGTTAAATTCCAAGGTAATCCTAAAGCATTAGCTGACGCAGTAGTACAAGCTAAGAAATTTGGTTTAACTTTAGAACAAGTAGATAAAACAGGTGAGTCTCTTCTTAATTTTGAAACATCAATAGAAAATGAACTTAAAGCTGAATTAATAACTGGTAAACAGTTAAATCTTGAAAGAGCAAGAGCTGCTGCCTTAACAGGTGATCAAGCTACATTAATGCAAGAAGTAGCTTCCCAAGCAGGTACATTAGCTGAGTTTCAAGATATGAATGTTATTGCTCAAAAATCATTAGCTGAAGCTTTTGGTATGAGTAGAGAAGAAATGGCTGATATGTTATTAAAACAAGAAGCCATTAACAAATACGGAAGTGCAGCTCAAGAACTTAATGCCCAACAATTAAAGGATTTTGAAAAATCAGGATTATCTTTAGATGCTTATCTTGCAAAAGAAGCTGAAAAAGTATCTATTCAGGAGAAGTTCAATACTGCAATAGAAAGAATGCAAGAAATGCTAGGTAATATTGCTGCAGGTCCTTTAGGTACTATATTAGGAATGTTTACTGATTTACTTAGTAATACTACTAGCTTAGCATTTATATTAGGTGGGGCAATGATGGTAAACCTAGCAAAAATGGTTGTTACCATGAAGAGATTAGCAAAAGCATCTAAATCAGGTGCTATGATAGACATTATAGGTGCTGCTTTTAAATCAGTAGGAGGAATACCAGGTATTGGTATGATTGCAGCTGGTGCTGCTGCAGCAGCAGGTATTGCCTATTTAGCTAGTAAATCTCAAGATGTAGAAGATGGTATGATTCCCCCAGGTAGTGGTCCATTCACCATCACAGATAAATTTGGTGCAACTGCTGTAACAGCAGCAGGTGATGGTATTGCTGTTTCACCTAACATTAGTAAAAGTGACGGTACCCTCGCTCCATCTAACGCTAATAAAAATGACAGTATGTCAATTTCACCTAGCATTAATAAAGGTAATAGTGGTGGACTTGATATAGCACCTTTAGTGGCCGCAATGAACGAAGTAAAAAACGCAATAAACGCATTAGCTAACAAACCGGCACCAGCAATGGCACTTCAAGTGGGCGCAGAAAAATTAGGTGAAGTTGTTGGAAAACAAGCAGAAACAGGTACTAACCAATACAAAAATGCATATAGACTAGCATAGTAGTTAAATATTTATACGAAACAATTAAATAATTAAAAATGTCATTAGAAAACAAATTAAAGGATAGTAAGTTAAGCTTAGAGGGTAACGGATTTAATCCACAACTTAAAACACCTTCTTGGGGATTCAGTAACCCAAATGTTAACCCAGCAACATTAAACCCATTAGACCCAAAACTTAGTGCACTGCAATATACACATGGTGTAGACTCTATACCAAAAGATGTTAAAATTATAAGTTTTAACAAAACACAATACAAACCATATTTACCTGAAGAAAGTAAATTAGATGAATTAGATACAAGAGCTCCTAAAAATAATAGAGCTGGTGGAATTGGGTCTGTAGTATCACAAATATACAAATCATCAACCAACCAGAACTATAAAGACAAAGGTCCTAAAAATGGCCGTTACATATCATAATTAATAGGAATGCCTCTAATAGACCTAAAAACAAACTTAAAATCACTTAAGTACGGAAACGATCGTACTAATGCGGGAAGCAGTGGCCAACCTTATATAACAACCGATTCTGATGGCAATACCAATTTGTCTCTCGGTGCCAATAATGCGGCTGGTGATGTTCTTCGCCTTATAGGTGTTCAAAAAATTCCTTTAGTTCCAAATTTATCTGTTAAATTAAATGAAAGTAACGTAGGAAAGTTTGTTAATCAAGTATTAAATACAGATGATTTTATTAGAGGAGGAGCTGTAGGATCAGCTCAAGCATCTATTAATGATGCTTTTCGTATAGGGGCTTTCCTTACAGATTTACCTAAAGGACCTATATTCCTTGCTAAACAAGTAGGCTTACAATTATCTAATCCAAAATTAGAAGTTAAAAAAGGTGGAGCTGCTTTTGCAGGTAGTCTTCTTAAGGCTGCTTTTAGTGCTAGCCCGGCTCAAGCAGTAGGCTCAATTACAGGTGGGATTTTAGGACCTACTAGAATATATAATGCTGGTATTAATACATTAGCTCAAGTACCAGCAAATGCATTTGGTATTCATTTTAGCAGACATGGTTTATTACCTATACAAGACGAACAAACCAAATACCAAAATGTAGTTACTTTTAATAATGAAAGTACTAATAGTAAAAATAATAGATTAGTAGAGTTAGTAGATAAGTTTGATTTAGGAGATCAACAATATGAGGCAAATCCTAATTTTAACTTAAGAGCAGCTAAAAAAGCAAATAGACAAGCTAATAGAACAAATAGACAAGTAAACAGAGCTCAAAACCAATCATTATTAGCAGGTTCTCAATCAGGGGGATTTCCTTATGTTCCTGTTAAATTTAAAAGACAAAAATTAAACATTGATAACCAAGTAATTTCTGCTTACCCAACTGGCCCTGGATCCACATACGGTGTAGGACTTACTGTAATTCAAAGATATAGCTTTACTGAAGATAAATTAAAAATTGAAGAATCATTAGGTAATGCCTCTGATTTTGCTGGTAAATCTAGACTTACTACTAGTACAATAAATTATTCGAGAGCATTAGGAGAAAAAGCAAAACTATCTGTTAGTAATGCTGCTAAATCCATTAATGCTTATACTGGTTCAATACCAGGTTCTACAGGACTAGGACCAATTGAGATTGCAGTTGCTTTAAACCAAGGAAAATATACAGACTATCCTACCCTAGCCTCAGAAATTAGTACAAACATAACAAATGTAACTCAATCAATACCTTCATTTGGTACTTATTCAGATACAAATCCTACCACTCCAACTAATACAATCAAAACTTCAGACCCTCAAGTACTTAGAGGAACACCTAATTTTAGATATTATGGTGCTGTAGACTCATCATTAGCCTCATCTGGAAGTTTAACATATAATAACACCAAAGTCTTTTCTAGAAATGATGCTGGTATTATGACTGTAATATTTAGAGCTATTAATCCATTTGATAAAAACTCATCAAGTAATGAAGAAACATTTGCATTCAATGCTTATATGAGTGGTTATAAAGACAATTTTGATGCTACTTGGAATGATGTTAATTATGCAGGCCGATCAGAAAGTTTTTATATTTACAGTAAATTTAAACGCACAGTAAATTTTGATTTAAAAATTCCTTGCTTTAATAAAATTCAACTATTTGAAAAACATAGAGCATTAGGTCAATTAGCATCAGTAACTGCTGGTTCTTATAATAATAAATTATTATTAGGTGGTGTTTTAATTAAAATAAACATGGGTAATTATTTAGTTGGTGAATATGCTACTTTAAATAATGTAAGCTATAGCATTCCTGATGATGCTTCTTGGGATATAGCGAATGATGCTTTATTATCAATGTATATTGATGCTAGTTTTAGCTTAACAATAGTTCATAAAAAATTACCTGAATACCGACAAAGCAGTACAACTGTTCTTGATAATGGTTTCTTCGGCCACTTACCAAACCCAGTAAATACAAACCAATCTACTAGAACTGGGTTTATTCAGGCACCCAATGTAATAGCTAAATTCAGAAAAGATTAATAAATGGAACGTTATAGCAGTACAGACATATTAAAAACGGCAAATACAAATCGCCCATACTATAAAGGTAAATTTTACCCTGATATTCCATTGTCAGAAACAGATGAATATGTTATTACAACTGTTGGAGATAGACTTGATAGTCTAGCCTATTCTTATTACCTTGACGCTACCTTATGGTGGGTGATTGCTGCTGCAAACAATAATATAACTAAAGGAGCATTATACCCAGTACCAGGCACACAATTAAGAATACCAACAGATATAAATGCTGTTTTAGATCTATATAATCAATTTAACCAAGCTAGATAAATGTTATGTCAATATTTAGAAATACATTCCAAGATGATATAAAGGCTTCTTTAACAGCTAGACAAGAGGCTATGGAAGCCTCGAACCGCACTCCAGAGGTTATCCAATACTTAAATTCTCGCAATTCATGGATTAGAATGACATCCAGTGTTGACGTTAATAATGATAAGGGACTATCAGCTAGAAGAAATATTTTGTTAGGTGGTACTTTAGGATTTGGATTAAAATCTGGAGTTGGAGCAACAGTAAATAAAGCATACAATTACAAGTCTACATCCGGTGTTGATAACAGATTAGGTCTTCGCCCAATGGCTGGTATTACTAATATGGATATTAAATCCAAATCAGCATATGGTTCATTAAGAGAAGCAGTAGTTAATTTCCAATGTTGGGATATCCATCAACTTGAAGAATTAGAATTACTTTATATGCGTCCTGGATATACAGTACTTGTAGAATGGGGTTGGACACCTTATCTAGATAGTGGTAGAAATTTAGTAACGACACCACCAAGCGTTTATGATATTTTAAATAAAGGTACTACTAGTAGAACAAAAATATTCAAAGACTTATATAATAAAAGTACATTATCTGGAGGTAACTACGACGCTATGTTTGGATATGTCAAGAACTACCAATGGTCAGCTAGACCAGATGGTGGTTATGATTGCCAAACAACAATTATATCAACAGGTGAAATTATTGAATCATTAAAGGTAAACTATGTATTACCTGACTTAACTAAACTTAACTCTTCTTCTACTAATGTTGGATTTTTAGACTCAGAATTTGCAGCTCTAGGAACTGCCAAATCAAACGTATTAAAAGAGCATTACGAAAAAAATATATTAGCTGGTGTTTGGGCTGAAGCTTATTATAGATTAAAAGACACCCTTACCATCACCGTTACTCCTCCACCTGGTGGTGGAGGAACACCACCACCAACTACTACCCCAGCAACCGCAACATTGTCATCAACCTCTATTTTTAAAGATAAATACGCTATTATTAAAGCACCTTATCTTAAAACAACAAGTTGGTCTCCTTTAGCAGGAAGCACTCAGTTTCAATACTACATTACTTTAGAAGCTGTTTTTGATGTACTTAATAAGTATGTTATACCAAAAGATGAGAAAGGTAATTTATTAATGGAATTATCTACTCAAACAGAGGGATATACAAATAAAGCAGGTACTACAGAAGATTTATTATGTGTGGCTCATCCTATACAAGTGTCTGTTGACCCAACAGTATGCATTATTAAGAGTCCTATATGGTATGAAACGACATCAGCAGGGATATTAACTGCTGTAAGTGGAACCGTAGCAGCTAGTACACCAGCAACAAAAGCAGCTGATATTACAAAAGCAGCAACTGATTATAGAGCTAGCATAGGCAACACAGCTAAACTGCAAGCAAATCTAATATTATTCACAAATGCTGTTAATGCAATAACTAACCTTGCTGAATATCAACTAGTTAATGCTGCAATGGGTACTCAAGATATTCCTTATTATTTAAGCAGAAAAGTAGCTGCCTCTAGTGAGGGAACAGGAATTGTTGGTGGCATAATGGGAGAATCTTTCCCATCAGAATTCGATACACTAGTAACTAAATTAGAAGGTCTTGTTGGGGCTTCTAATGTAGTAAGAGAAAAGGGAACTAAACAAACTAAGATAACAGTAACACTCCCTACAGGCACTCCACCACCAACAACAACCATAGTATCTGTTACTTCTATAGACAATGCAAAAGCTGCACTAACTCAGTTAAAAGATTTAAAACAATCCTTTTTCTCTGGTAATGTAAATGGATATGATGAATTAGGTGTAATAGGAAACATATATGTAAATTTAAATTTTCTCTACCAATTATCTTACGATTCAAATCTTGAATCATCAGATAGTAAAGAAAAAAATGAAATTAACCTATACAAATATGTAAAAAATATAATGGCAGCAATACAACCAGCTATTGGCAATGTTAATAGCTTTGAAGTACATGTTGACCCTGTAGATAATAAAGCTAGAGTAATTGATGTAAACTTTACTAAAGATAATGACCCTAACCAACTACCAAAGTTATTTGAACTACAAGTAGGTAACTTAAAATCAGTAGTTAGAAATTATAGCTTACAATCACAAATATTTCCTGAACAATCATCTATTATTGCCATTGGCTCACAAGCTCAAGGTGGTCAATTAGGTATGCAAAATAATACTATGATTGATTTTAATAAGAGTTTAATTGATAGAATAATACCAAAAAAGGATTTTGGTATAGCAAGTAATGCAGCTTTACATAAGGGGAAATTGGATACTGCATTAGCTAGTAATTTAGGAGGTATAATATTCATGTTTGCAACCTTACAACAAACAGAAACAGCACCCGGATCCGCAACAGATATTTCTACATTATTTAATAGATGTAAAAGTAATTTAAGAGATTTAATTGTATATTTTCAGTCTATCACAAAATCCCCAGGTGCTAATAGAAATATAATTCCATTTAAATTCTCATTTGAAATGGATGGTATTGGTGGATTAGTAATAGGAAATTTATTTACTGTAAATCAAGATATATTACCTAAGGGATATAAAGGTGCTGGTGCTGGTGTTACATTAGCTCAAACAGTAACAGGTATATCTCATACTCTTAGTAACAACAACGATTGGACAACTAAAATTGATGCTTTAAATATTGTATTAGGAAAGGGACCAAATACTATTGAATTTAAAGATTTAGATTTAGCTACTTTAATTGACACTTCATTTAAAAATTCATTAGCATCACAACTTCCTCCACCACCTTCTGGTTTTAGCCTTGGACCAACTCCTCTATTTACAGGAACATGTACTGCCCCTTATAAAAATGACAATTTAAATAAAGGTTGGATTGGAAAACAACAACCATATGCAGAAACCGTTGTTGATCCTGCTGTAGAAGGTCCTAAATTAGCTGCTGCATACGGAAAAAATATAGCTCGTTGTATTCTTGCTTCTATGAGAACAGAACAATTTATTAGAGGGGCAATTAGAGGATTTAATAATAATATAGGTGGAGTTGATATTACTGCTGGTGGATGGACATTTGATCCTGCTTTCCATAATGGATATGTAGTCGCTAGAGAAGGAGGAACTAAACTTTGTAAAGCATTTGCTTCGTTCATTAGTCTAGATATTTTTTTCAAATTTCAATCTAGTAAATTCATTACAAGAGGAGGTAGTACAGTAACAGATAGTAGTGGATTTTCAACTTTTTATTATGATAATTGGTTTGGTGGTGATTCAGGAACATCATACGCCTTTTTAAACTATCCAAAAATTTCTGTAGCAAACGGTGGCCCCCATGCAACATTAGCTGATTATAGGACATCTTCAAGAGCAACTTTCAAGAAAAACTACGATTTAATGAAAAGCTACGTTCCATAAAATGAGAGTACCAAAAAACATAATACAAACAGGTAAATACACCTCAGGAAATGAGTTTGTAGAAGAAAAAACAAACAAACCATACCAAGGATATTACTATGAATTAAATGGCTCCTTATATACAGGTAAAGAATACAGTATAGATGCTATTAAAATAATAAAAAAACAAGACCAAAATCAACTATATAATAGCAGCGATACAGCTCTATTTTCACTTGTATCTGGTATCACATCACAACAGTTAACAGTGCCTCCAATAAATAGCATTAATAACGTTCCCTTTACTGATACGGCAAGATATATTGAAGGAGTATTACTTGAAAAATCAACAAGATTTTTTGCCCAAAAAATTAATATAAATCCAATTATTATAAAGGAAGTAGATGAAAAATCATATGTCTCACTTCAAGGTACTCCTTTATATAAAACCACTTTTATAGGAAGATATAACAGTGTTGATCAAACTATAGATCAAGCCGAAGCTCAAATGCCTGGCTTAAAGACTTTTTTGTAGGTCTAAATTTTCAGTCTTATATTTCATTCAAATAAAAAGGTTATGTTTTACATTATTGAACGTTCAGACCAGCTAGAAAAGCTAGGTAGTTTTGGGGACTGTTTCGTCAGTTTCATTCCCAAAAACAACAAATTCCATCCTGCATTAACTGAATTGAGTTTAGTTTACGTTAGGGACCTCATCAGAACTAAAGGATTTATACTGTGCATTAATCACAGTGAATCATTTGGATTAAAGAAAGAAGATGTTGAATGGTGGTTACTTAATAACACACAAAAGATGTGGGTGCTAGATAAGAAAGAAGCACTGTATTATTTCAACAAACCACACAAATTATTTGATGTAAATTTCATCAAACATATTCACAAAATACCAACAAATTGTAGTGAATTTTATTACACCAAACATTATTTTCTACCTAATGTTAATTGCTTAATACCAATCAGCAAACATTATGAAGAGTGGGAAAATGTATTTAGTGAAGTATTTCCATTAATCCAATCATACACACCAAATGATCAATTTACCTTTAACAATGAGCGTACAACTAATGTATTTTATCAGCTCGAATCAAACGGTATAAAGCTCAATAAAAATTGCTTCATCGACTATTACCAAGGTAAATTACCCCACCCAGAATTCAATTTATCTCGCGGAAAAATATACACACATTACAATCTGTATACAACAACATCGCGTCCATCTAACACATTTAACAGCGTTAATTTCGCAGCATTAAATAAAGATGATGGCGAACGTATGTGTTATATGCCTGAAAATGATATGTTTATTGAAATGGACTTTCAGGGTTATCATCCACGCCTAATTGGTGAAATGGTTAATTGGCATTTCCCTAAAGACAAAAACACATACGAATTATTAGGTCAGTTGTTAGGTGTAGATAAACAAGCAGCTAAAGAATTAACATTCAAACAATTGTATGGTGGTGTGTGGTCTGAATATCAGTACAAACCATTCTTCAAAGATGTAAATATGTTCATTGATGATATGTGGGACACGTACCAATATGGAAATTATTATGAGACGGAAAATAGAATATTTATACCCGACGCAGACATAACTCAAGCTAAGCTATTCAATTATATAGTGCAGAGTAAAGAAACGTCAACCAACGTTGAATTGTTAGAAAAGGTACTTGATTATTTAAAAGGTAAAAAAACCAAAATAGTATTATACACATATGACGCGTTTCTATTTGATTATAGCAAAGAAGACGGCGACATATTGCAAGATATAGTAAATATACTGGAATATCCGGTAACTATCAAGCAAGGTAATACATATCATGGTTTAACTAAAATATAAATATTTATGACAGACAATATATTTTTCGATTTGAACAAATTATTCTGCACATTCACTAAGCTCGAGAATTTAGAAACCACTGTTTCTACAATTAATCGTCGCCACACAATCTTATACAATAAGATCTTCATTCTTGAGTCACCTCAGAGTGATGAATTAATGTGCACATACAACATCGATATGGGCAATTCAGCTAACGATCCGTTACCAAGCACCATATTATTACACCGCAAGAAAGAATCAAACACGCTATATACAATCAACGCATTAAACGCTTTAATTAAAGAATTAAATGGCGGTGTTTTAGATACTAAATTTATAGTAAATTGGCACGACTATAAAAATAGCATACTACTTACCAATGGTAATAGTCCTGAACTACGTAGATTAGATACATCTATTTACAAGATCATAGATCTTAGTAAGTAATTTTTGGTGGTCTAAATAAATTTTCATACATTCAAGTCTAAATAAAACAGTTATGGATTTAAATCTGGCAAAGCAGAAATTAGCCGCTGCACAAAACAAAGGTGGTCAACAAAGAGAAAGAATTGACTACACTAAAATTTTCTGGAAACCAAAACCAGGTAAGTACATAGTACGAATTTTACCTTCAGTGTACGATAAGGCATGGCCTATTCGTGAAGTACAATTCCATTATGGCTTTGCTAAAGGACCAATTTTAGCTTTATCAAACTGGGGTGAAGCAGATCCAATTGCGGATTTCGCTAAAACACTTCGTAAATCAGCTGATAGAGAAGATTGGCAATTAGCTAAAAAAATCGAACCAAAATCTCGTTATTTCGCTGCTGTAGTAGTACGTGGTGAAGAACACTTAGGTGCTCGCTTATGGGAATTTGGTAAATTAACAAACGATCAATTATTAGGTATTGCTGCTGATGAAGATTATGGTGATTACACCGATATCACAGACGGTAGAGACTTTACTATTGATGCTGTTGAAGATGTTATTGCTGGTAGAAAGGGTATTAAATGTAACCTTCGTATCAAACCAAAAACATCTCCAATTGCAGAAGACGCAGCGTTAGTAGAAAAAGTACTTAACGAGCAACCTGATATTTTATCAATCAATCGTAGATATACTTACGATGCTTTAAAAGACATCTTGACTAAATGGTTAAATCCTGAAGAAGAAGCAATTGCTACTGAAGCTCCAATCGCATCTGCTGATGCTGATGAGGAAGATGATTTCTTAACAGAAATGAACAAACCAGTAACACCAACTTACTCTCTAGAAACACCTGCAGCTAAAACTAGCAATGCAGATAAATTTAACGATCTATTCAACGACTAATTATGGCAAAAAGTAAAGACAGCTTAACGACTGTAGTATCAGAATCGTTAAAAAAATCATTTAACATTGATGCGTTTAAGAAATCTAAATTCTTAGATCAATCTGTTAAATTTAAACCTCAAAGATGGATTAAACTGTCTGAAGCTTTCCAAGATGTCATTTCATTACCTGGTATTCCGATGGGCCACATCTCCTTATTACGTGGCCACTCGGATACTGGTAAAACAACAGCAATGTTAGAGGCAGCAGTAGCAGCCCAAAAAATGGGTGTACTACCTGTCTTTATCATTACTGAAATGAAGTGGAATTGGGAACACGCTCAGCAAATGGGCTTTGAGATGGAACCAGTAGTTGACACTGAAACAGGTGAAATTATTGATTACAAAGGTTTCTTCTTATATGTTGATAGAGGTTCATTAAATACAATTGAAGATGTAGCATCATTTATTGCTGATCTTTTAAGTGAACAAGCATCAGGTAAATTACCATTTGACTTATGTTTCTTCTGGGATTCTGTAGGATCTATTCCTTGTAGACTATCAGTTGAATCTAATAAGAACAACAATGAATGGAACGCTGGAGCTATGTCTCAACAATTTGGTAACTTTATCAATCAGAAAATTGTATTATCACGTAAAGAAAACCAACCGTATACTAATACGATGGTATGTGTTAATAAGGTGTGGGTTGCAAAACCAAATTCACCTATG